TACAACTTCTATTTTATCTTCTATTATTTCTTTTGTTATTGCCATTTTTTTCTCCTATGTCCGTACCTAGAATCCACTAGGTATATTAGTTGTTATGATGCTTTATAAATTAAACACCCCAATAAATTACCACCACCTATATCATTATGCGTTGGTATTTGTATGCCTGTTTGTCCATTACTCTTATAAAGGGCAGCAACATTAGCACTTGGACTAATTAAAGCATTGTCAGGTTTTGTAGACGAAGACCATTGATTACAATGTAGACCACTTATACTTCCATAATTTTCTGATGTACTAGCTGCTGCAAAAGGTATTCCAGCTATAATTAAACTTTGTGTACCTGTAGCTCCATTTACATTAATATCAATATGAAACCATGCTGTCACTAAATCACCAACTTTAGTATATGTTCCAACTTGAACTGTATAGGTAGTAGAGCCATCACTTTGAAATGATGGAGTCCAAGTACCTTCTTCATAATCGTCAAGGTCAGAATCCATTTTTATAGCACCTGAAAGGTACAAGTCTTTAAATTTAGCATTAGACCTACCTAAATCAACTACACCATTTGAAGCTGAATTAGTACTTACATTAAAAGGTCTTATTTTATTTTCTGATTCTAAAAATTGTAAAGCAGCACCACCACTTCCTATAGTTAAATCTGTTCCTTCAGTACCAATACTTCCAACTTTTGTAGTGTCTTTATAAAAAATAGCTATTTCACCATCATTAGAAAGTCTGTTAAATTCTGCTGGTGCTGAAGCTGATTTTGTTGCTCTAAATGTGTTATTAGAAGCTAACTCAAAACCTGCTGTAGCTAAAGAACCACTTGAAGTCTTATTCACCAACAAGTTGCCTGAAGAATCAATACGCATGGCTTCTGATGCGTTAGTTGCAAACCTCATATAATTTGCTGTATGTTCGTATTGAATAAATCCTCTATACGCATCATCTCCTGAAGTTCCATCTGCAAAATGAATATTACCTAAATGTGATGTTCCTGATGCTATCGTGATGCCTGTATGACCAGCAGTGGCTACAACTAAATCGTCTGCGTTTGCTTGATAACTTGAAGGACTATCAGTTCCAATTCCAACAGCATTTCCTATGTAAGCATTATTTGAAAGCCAAAGATTAGTAAATTCTAAACTTGAATCTCCTAACTCAACATTATTGTTATAAGCACCAGCAGCATCACAAGGTATGATTCTATTGTTATCTTTATCAAACTGTAATCCAAGACCATCAGCAGTAGCAAAAACCATTCTATCGCTATTTACCACACTTATAATACCGACATCTGTACCACCATCTTTTATTTTTATATCCCCACCATCTGCATCAAGAATAATATCTCCACCAACATCTAGTGTTAAATCACCACTATCAGAAATAGTAGAACCATTAATAGTTATATCGTCTACTGTAAGTGTTGATAGAGTTCCAAGACTTGTAATATTAGGTTGAGCTGCTGTAGCTAGTGTGCCTGTAATGTCTCCTGATACTGATAATGTGCTATCTAATGTGGTTGCACCTGTCACATCAAACGTACCTGCAATATCAATGTTTGTATCTAGTTTTGCACTAGTAACAGCATCATCTGCGATTTTTGCAGTAGTTATATTTGCATCAAGTATCTTAGATGTTGTTACGTTGCCATCTACAATCGTACTGGTTGTTACGCTATTTGAAGTCGGTGCGTTTACAGCAGTTTGTGACATGATAATCACTTCTATTGCTGTAGTACTTACTGGTGCTGTATCAAAAGCTAATGTTGTGCCACTTACTGTATAAGTAGATTTATTTTGATACACACCATCTACATAAACCTGTGTATTTAATTCACTGGTTGGATTGATGCTTAGTGTAAAGTCGGTTGTTGAACCATCACCTGTGAAGCTATCTTGTACTATGCTTGAACCTGCAACTGCTGATCTCACATGATAAATAACAATCTTTCTATTATTAACTGGTGCTGTGTCAAATGTAACTGTAGTACCACTTGCAACAAAGGTATCTTTGTTTTGATAAACACCATCTATAAAACAGACTAGGTTATCTTCATTGACAATATTGGTGCTGACACTAAATGCTCTAGTAGAACCATCACCAGTATGATTACTGGTTTCCATAGCTGCTGCACCACCACCTGCAATCGCACCCCATGCACCATTTTGATAACCCTCAAATTCTGCATTTGATGAGTTGTATCTAAACATTCCATTAACTGGTGAGCCATTTCTTTGTGCAGTTGTACCTGCTGGAACTTTTATAGAATCTGTACCACTTAATGTTAAGTTAGCAAATTCAGGACTGTTTGTTGTACCTACAGCTTGACCTATAGAAACTGCTGTACCTGAAACAGAAACTCCTGTACCTGCTGTTAGTGTTGTTATGTTTGCACTACCATCAAAACTTACACCATTAATTGTTCTAGCTGTTTCAAGGGCAGTCGCAGTAGCAGCGTTTCCTGAAGTGTCTTGTGTTCCTGCTATATTAACCCCTGCAAGGTTGATATTAGCTGTACCATCAAAGGAAACCCCACCAATTGTACGAGCAGTAGCAAGAGCAGTAGCTGTATCGGCTAGTGCAATACTTATATTAGATGAGCCATCAAAACTTGTACCACCGATTGTTCTAGCAGTCTCTAAAGTAGTCGCTGTTGTCGCATTACCTGACAAAGCACCACTAAATGTTGTTGATGTTAAAACACCTGTTGATGGGTTGTAGTTTAGTCCTGTGTCTGTTTCTAAACCTTGTACACCAGTTGCACCATCTACAAAGGTTAGATAAACAGTTTCATTGGTTGTGTTGTTAGCAACTACATTTATTTCAGCAATATCAATATTTGCTGTTCCATCAAAAGATGTGCCACCGATATTTCTTGCTGTAGCTAAAGCTGTAGCTGTATCTGCTACAACACCTGATAAATTATTTATAAAGGTATTTGTTACTCTTGCATCAATAGCAGAGTTTGCTCTTGCATCTGTGTAATACAGATTTGTGTTTTCAGGTACAACAGAAGTATCAAGTGTTGTTGATACAGCTTGATTAGAACCATTACCTAAGAATATTTTTCCGTTATTAAGATTTGGCGTAGCATTACTTCTTCCAGCACCACCTACTTTTATAGAACCAGCACTTGCGTGTGACCTTTGAACAATACCTATGTTTTGTATTAATGCTGATTCACCTGTTGGTGCTGTAGCTGTTAAACCACCAGCTGTTGTATTTATAAATAAAGTATCACCAGCACTAAAACTTGATGTATCTAATCCTGATAACGTACCAAAGGTTACAACAATTACAGATGCATTAAGGTTAGCATCTGCTTTAGCCAATCCAAAGCTAGGCATTTTATTAGAATCATCTGCATCTGCTTTTGATACGATAGGTGTATTACCTGATATGCCTGATATGTAAACCGCATCACCTTTTGTTATTGCTTCACCAGCTTGTGCAGAAAATTCTGTAGCACCATTTATATTTCCAATAATATCTGCTGTTACTGTGTTAAAAGTTACATCACTTGTTGTAGATACAGCTTGTCCTATGGCAATAGATGGTGTTGCACCTTCTCCACTATTATTGGCTAATGTTACGCCTGTTCCAGCTACAAGACTTTCTACATAGTCACCTGTAGTGTCTGTACCCAAAGCAACACTGTTAGCTTGAATAGTACTGGATATAGAAATATTACCAGTACCATCAAATGATGCTGAACCTACTACATCTCCTGCAATCGCTATATCCCTTGCAGTTTCTAATGCTGTAGCAGTAGCAGCATTACCTGTTGTATCTTGATTACCAGTTGTATTAACACCTGCTAAATTAATATTTGCTGAACCATCAAAAGAAACACCGCCTATGGTTCTTGCTGTTTCTAAGGTTGTAGCAGTAGATGCATTGCCTGTTAATGCACCAACAAAAGCTGTAGAGGTTATTGATGTAGCACCTGTTACCACACCTGCATCAATGATAATAGTTCCATCTAAAACAATCTGCTGACCTGTGAGAGGATTAATATTTAGGTCTGTTCCAGCAGTACTAGATATTGTATTACCATTGATGTTGATGTTATCAACTTGTAAAGCAGTCAAAGTACCAAGACTTGTTATATTACCTTGTGCTGCTGTTTGGATTGTACCTGTTAAATCACCTGTGATATTTCCTTCAAAATTAGCTACTAAAGTTGCTGTTTGATATCCAGTTCCACTTATATTAACTGTGTTAGTTGGTTCAACTTCTAATAATTCAAAGAGTTTGTATTTGGCATCATTAGTATCTCTAAATAAACCAGTAAACTGATTGGTAGAGCCTGATGCTCTGTATTGACCATAAAAACCAATATCTAAAGAATTAGCTGTATTATCTTTTGCTAATTTAATTAATGGGTCTGTAACTGCTAACGTCTGTGTATCAACTGTGGTGGTTGTTCCGTTTACAGTTAAATCACCTGAGATCGTTACATCATTTGGTAAACCTATAGTTATAGTTGCAGATTCACTTCCTGAACCTGACACTTCTATTTCATTAGCTGTGCCTGTTACTGTAGCAATATAATTACCAGTAGTGTCTGTTCCAAGAGCCACGCTGTTTGGTTGAATTGTTGTACTTAGGCTTATGTTACCTGTTCCGTCAAAACTAACGCCTGAAGCCACGACATCACCTGCTAGGGCAATTGTACGACCTGTTTCTAAAGCTGTAGCTGTTGAAGCATTTCCAGTAAGAGCAGCAGTTACTGTTCCAAACGTAACATCATCTGTAGTGCCTACTGCTTGACCGATTGATATAGTTGGAGTTGCTGTTTCACCACTATTGTTTGCTAATGCGATACCTGTTCCTGCAACTAAACTAGAAACATAATTACCAGTGGTATCTGTACCTAATGCAACTGAATTAGCTTGTATGGTTGTAGATATTGATATTCCTGCTGTGCCATCAAAATTAGCAGTACCAACAACATCACCTGATAGTGCTATGGCTCTTGCTGTCTCTAATGCTGTTGCTGTGCTTGAATTACCAACTAAAGCACCTGTTACCTGATTAAAGACAACGTCATCACCTGTACCTACACTTTGACCAATCGCAAAGGTTACACCATTACCTGAAGCTGTACTTGTTACACCAGTACCACCGAGCAGTGATAATGTTTCAGAATCAAGGTCAATGGCTATAGTTGATGTACCATCTGTAATATCTAGGTCTTGTGCAGTAACTTGACTATCTACGTAGGTTTTAATTGCTTTTGCTGATGCAATTGTTGTATCCGTAGCAGCAACACTTGTGAGATCAGTATCCAATACACCTGATTTAAGATTATCTACCTCTATGTTAGAAACTGTGTTGTTATCTACATCAATTGTTTTGTTTGTTAAGGTTTGTGTACCAGTTAAAGTAGCTACTGTAGAATCAATAGCAAAAGTAACACCATTTCCTGATGCTGTGGAATCTATACCTGTTCCACCTAATAAAGATAAAGTCTCACTATCTAAGTCTATTGATATGTCTGTAGAGCCATCTGATACATCTAAATCCTGTGCTGTGACCTGTGAATCAACATAAGCCTTAATTGATTGTTGTGAAGCAACCTTTGTAGCTGAATTAGATGACATATCATCTTCATCTAAAAATGCACTACCTGATAAAGCTGTATTCAGTACTGGACTGTTTAAAACTGGACTTGTAAGAGTTTTGTTTGTAAGTGTAGCTGTTGTACCTGATATATAAGTATCAAGCCTTGTTACAGCAATTTGTTTCATAGTTCCGTTGTCATTTACTATGAATTGGTCTGCATCAACAATTACTACAGAACTTGCACTGGTATCACCATCTAAAACATTTATTTCTGTGCCTGTTGTTGTGATTACAGTTGAACCATTAATTTTTGGTGATGTTAGAGTTTTATTAGTTAAAGTATCAGTGGTTGCACGACCAACAAGGGTGTCTGTTGATGTTGGTAGTGTTAATGTACCTGTATTACTTATCTGTGCAATTACTGGTGTAGTAAGTGTCTTATTTGTTAGTGTCTGTGAGCCTGTAAGCGTTACTACGCTATTATCTATAGCAAGTGTTATGTTATTACCACTTAGACTACTAGTTAAACCTGTGCCACCTAAGATGCCTAATACTTCTGAATCTAAATCTATAGAACCATTATTAGAACCATCTGTAATGTCTAAATCTTCAGCAGTTATAGCAGATTCTACAAATGCTTTGATAGATTGTTGTGATGCTACTGCTGTTGCACTATTTGATGAGAAATCGTCTTCATCTAAGAAAGCTGTACCTGATAATGTGCCATTGAGTACTGGTGAAGTTAAGGTAGGTGATGTTAGTGTCTTACTGGTAAGGGTTTGGGTGTCTGTGAGGGTTACAACAGTTGCATCAATAGCAAAAGTTACATTGTTACCACTTGCAGTAGAACTGATACCAACACCACCTAATAAACCTAGTGTTTCGCTATCTAAATCAATAGCAATAGTGGTTGTTCCGTCTGTAATATCTAAATCTTGTAAAGTTACCTGTGCATCTACGTAACTTTTTATACTTTGTTGAGTAGCTAATGCAGTATTACTGTCACTAGCCATATTATCTTCATCTAATATGGTAGTTACAGTTGTACCACCACCATTTAGTTGTAAGTTATAAATCTTTTGTGTTAATGCTTGTGCTTCTGTTGTATCTGAAGCAGTCCATGTTGTGTTTGCATTATCATATATAAGAACAGCACCATTGTTAGTTGCACCTGCTGTATTTTGGTCAATACCTCTACCCATAATAGCACTAGGACCAGCAAGTCCTTGTGTACCTACAGTGGTTACTGTTATACCACTTGTGCTAGTTATTTCTATTTGATTTACAGTACTAACACTTGTGATTGTTATAGAGTCTACAGTACTCATGTTGTAATGTTCCTTCTTATACTATAAGTACCTTCTATTAACCTTGTAACAACAGCAGCACCACTTTCTATTTCTAAATCAAACACACCATCATCAGGTTCTAAACCTGCTGTATCTGTTGCACTTATATTTAATGTGACTGTTCCTGCATCTCCATCTATTGTCATACGACCATTAGATGTTGTTAAGGAAAGGACTGTATCGGTTGCTGTTGGGCTTTCTCTAAGTGTCATACGACCAGTAAAGCCTATTAAACTGACTGTTGAACCTGCTGAATCTTTAAGCGTTAGTGTCTGACCAAATGTTGCACCCTGCTCTATTATAAAATGATGATATCCTGCACTCATAAAAACTTCCTATAAATTGCATGGTATCTACCATTTAGCTTCTGCTTCGTTAATCATAACAAAGAATTTATTAAGTTGCTTTCTTTGTTGTTTTCTTTTTAGTAGTTTTCTTTTTTGCAGTAGTTTTTTTCTTTGGTGCTTCTCCACCTTCCCATGCTTCGTTTACATCAGGAGTAGTAGGGTCATCACCAACTAATTGACCTTTATCATTTCTTGCTCTTTTGATTTCTTTAACTTCTGCTTGAACATCTAATGTTTCTTGTACAGAATCTACTTTGATCTCTATTGCCCAACCATTTTCAACAAAAGTATCCATGATTTCTTCTTGCCACTTACCTGCTGATTCAACGATATCATCTGCTTTGTGCAAAATCATTTCAGTAGCTTGTTCATCTGCTATTGCTGGTTTAGGAACTAATATTTTAAATTTTCTTGCCATTTTTCTCACCTATTAAAGGGGGGTTTTCACCCCCCAAGAGTTTCCTCAATTAAGCGTTATGCTTGACGTTAGATACTGGAGCATTTCTAGGTCTGCTCTTAATAATCATTCCACTGATTGGTGTACCAGTTGAATGTGTTCCAGCTTTAGCTAGAACTAGTCTTACATATCTCTTACCACCAACATAACCAACTTGCCATGTATCACCTGCGGTGTCAGGGTCACCACCTGTTGTACCATCAAGTTTTAACCAAATACCACCAGCAGCAATTGTGCCATTGACGATATCAGCTTGTACACAGTCTGTATAAGTTGAATCATCATCAGAATGCTCTAATGACACTTCAAAATATACTGAAGAAGAAAGTGTGTCACCTTCTGCTCCAACGCTGACTACAGCAGTTGCTTCTTCAAAACCTTGTAAATCAATACCAGTGCCATTGGCAGCAGCAGTCTTTACTCCGTTTATGATTGAGTTACCTATTGAAATATTATTTGATAAATCTTGCATTAGTTACTCCTTGCTTAAGCTGTTACTTTTAGTTTATTAATAGCTTCAGGAAGAACCACTTGACCACCAACTCTTCTTCTAGCGATGTATCTTACATTACCAGTTGTAGCTTGTGTGAATGGGTCTCTTAAAACTGCCAAAGATACTCTATCAACAATCATGTATGCTCTTCTAAAGTCACCATAAGCAACTGGGAAAGCATTTTGTGCGATAGAAGCCATGTCTGTAGCTTCCACATATGGTTGACCAAGAATAGTATTTACCATACCACCTTGTAATGTCATACCTGCTTGGAATACATACTGACCAGCTGTATCTTTTAGTTTTCTGATTGCAGAAAGTGTGCTTCTGTTAAATACAAAAGTACCATTTCTACCATAATCACTCTTGATGTTATGCACTAATGTGATTAGGTTATCAGCAGTAATTGCTGTGTTAGAACCTGAATCAATTGATGCAACACTTGAGTTTGTCATAAAGCCTTCAGGCTTACCAACAGCATTACCACTTACAAAAGCAGCACCTTCAGCTTTTGCAAATTGCTCTGCAAATTCTGATTGCATTTCTGCTTCTAAGTCAAAAACTGAATCCTCTAAGTCTTGCTCAGAAATATCTACTAAAGCGTATTGCTCATGTGCAGGTAGTTCTTCAAGACCAACAGTGTATCCTTCAGTTTCACTTCTTGTTCCACTTTCAGCTACCCATTGTGCAGAGAATTGACCAGTTCTTTTTGGTATTTGTATGCTTCTAGCACCTGTGCTTCTGATTCTTGCAATACTTCTGATTGGAGATATTTCAGTAACATCTTTAATCAGCTCTCTTACATATTCAGGTGGTGCTAAATAACCACCAGTTGAATCATTGCTTACAGTTAATGCTTTTCTTTCTTCAGGAGCAAGACCTTCAAGTCCTTTCCTGCAGTAAGTATCAAACGCATTCATATACTCATCTACTTGCTTCGTATCAAAACCTGAGTTTGGTCTTCTTATGACTGTCTCTAGTTTTTCAATTTGGCTTTTGATATTTTCAGCGTTAGCTTCAGCAGTCGTTAATTTTTGATTAATGTCTTCATAAGAATCCATCTTAGCTTCTAAATTAGCTAATTTCTCATCTACATATGCTGTACCTTCGCCTTTTTCTATGCTTTCAATTCTTTGGTCATTTACTTTTTTAAATTCTTCAAAAGTTCTGCCCATTTCTTGAATAGCATTTTTTATATCTTCCGACATAATTGTCTCCTATTAAGATTTTAAGGTTAAAGTTAAGTTTTTTATGGCATCTACCAATTCAGCATTTGTATCAACATCACGTTGACCGAATGCATCAGTGACTGCTTTTGCAGCCATCTTTGCTTCTGAACGAGAAAGACTGAAGGCATCACGCATTCCATTTTCCCACTCTCTAATAGATATATCTTCACCTTTCACTGAACGAACAGTTGCCTGAGGGTTCATGGGAAAAGTTACTAACGATACTTCCATTAAATCTACTTCTTTGATAATACGTTTGTTACCACGTTTATCATATGAAACTTCTTTTGGGTTTACTCTAAAGCCTATGGATAGACCATCTAATGCACCCATTTTTAATAATTCGTATGCTTCTGCACCTGCTTGTGTTTTAAGTGCTAATCTACCCTTAACAACAAGACCATGTTCATCTTCTTTTATCTCATCAAAGACACCAATAGGCATATCAGACTTGTGCTGATATAAAAGTTTTACGTTTTGTGGTTTTCTTCGTTTTAGGGATTTTAAAAAAGCACCTCTTTCAATAACATCATTACCTAAATCTTTGTTACCAAATACAGAACCATACCCTTCAAAAGTACCATAGTTCTTATCTTCATCTTCATCATGATAGGCTTTGATGCTTGACTTGATCTCTATGGATTCTTTTTCTTCTTCTTTAGAAGCTGTTTCATCAACAGTCTCTTCAGAATCAAGTTTGCTTTTGCCAAATTCTATAATGTAAGAGTCATCTGTTTCTTCTACTGCTCTTATATGTTTTTCATCATTCTCAATAGAATCTTCTTTGTTTGAATCGTACTGGCTAGTACAGACAGCTAATCGTTGGTTGGAATCAGTATATTCACTCGCCATAGTCTTGTCTCCCATACATCTTTTTAAAAAACTTTGCCTAGACTCATTATTTTTAGGTTTAGGTATAGGCATATTATCTATATATAGTACATCATGGACTAGTCTAGCACAACATCTTGTTCATCTGCATAAATTATTACGCATCTGCAATTAACAACGTTTCTTGCACCGCCTTTGGAATCACCTGCATATTCCATTGCTGCACCACCAATTATAAAGTTTTCGTCCATATCTACTGTTTGTCCATTTGCACTTGCATGAGCTGGTCTTGTTCTAGCATCACTTGTAGCAACCCATTTTTTAACCATTTTTATTCCTAAATCTTGTTGTGTTTTTTTAAAATATGAGTGATTGCTAAAACTAGCTGCATTATGTGTTTCTGTTCTTGCAATTAAAGCAGCACGAGATTTGCTAATAGGTAAAAATTTTGTGCTTAATAATTTAGCTATTTGTGGCAATGTTAAATTATCTGCACGAGCTTCTTTTATAACTTTATCAATTCTATTTGCTAAACGCACACTTATTCCAGAAAGTATAAGTTGTCTGCTGTTAAAATAGTTGTTTACTACTTCTTCAAAATCAATGCTTCTACCAAATACAAAAGCTTCTTGTTTTTCCGTATTATATTTACTTTCATTATATTTATAGATTGTTAAAAATACTCTTTTGTAATGATTTAACATTAGTGGCATTAAATCTTCATTTAGTGATTGTGCTGCTATGTCTGCATTGTAAATACCAAATTCTTTATAAAGAAAAAGTTGCGTATTCAAAAACTTTCTAAATAACGTGCTTAGTCTTTTATAAAATCTTTTTTCTAAATTATTTCTAAGTATAAGTTGTTGTCTTGCTTCACGTCTTGCATTGATACGCCCAACTCTTAATGTATTAAATCTTTTCTGATTTAGTTTCATTTGCTAGATAATGGGTGTCCCTCAGGAAATAAATCTGTATCGTGTTTACCACCTCTAAACTTACCTGATGATAATGCACGTAAGAAACTGTTAACACGTGCATATGCCCATTGGTCAGGACCAGTAACATTAGGTCTTACTGATTGTGGGTTTGTTCTGTATGCACCAACACCTCTACGGAATACAGCTTCTAACATTCTTAATGTTGCTCTTTTAGTTTTGCTGTTTCCATGTTTTTCATTATGGTCTTCAACTTTTTTCTTTAATGCTTCTTTAACTTTGCCTGATAAAGCCTTAACATCTAAATCAAGGTCATCTATTTCTATATGTGTTTGTAGTGCAAACTCTTTATCTTCTTCAGTGATAATTTGTTGTCTTTTCTTTTTAGACCAACTAAATCCTGCATCACCACCCCACAAAGCCCATGCAATTCTTCCTGCACTTGGATAACCTTTTTCACCTTGACTAAATCCTTCTGCTCTTTTGTCTACCTCATGTCTGCTAAAAAAACTATACATTCTTTTAATAGTAGATATAGATAAGTTTTCTTTTGCTATGATTGAGTTTGCTCTAGCTACACCAACAGCAGTACCACCCCTGTTGTGTTCTTTACGCCATGCTAAACCACGTTTTGCTTCTGTAACCATTCCGTCTGTAGGTACAGTGTTAATATCAGATAGTGCTTTTTCTTCTTGTAATAAAAACTCTATTTCCTTATCAACTTCTTCTTCATCATAATCTTCTAAATCTTCTTCATTGACTGGGTTTTCAGGTTTAGCTACACCATCATCACCAAGTGGGAATAATGTACCTGATATATATAAATCATCTGCACCTTGCACTGGTTCTAAACCAATTATTGCTCTAGCTTCATTACGAGTCATTATCCCTTCACGTACAGCACTTGTAACGTTTTCATATATCTTTCTACGTCTTTCTGATAATGCTGGTATTGAATCTACGTCAAATTCTAGTGATAACCTTTCATCAAACATAGGTATAAGCCATTCATTGAGATCACTGGCTATTTTTCTTAAATGTGGAATGATTGTTTCTTCATATAGAGCAAGTCTTGCTTCTGCTACATTTGAATAGGTTTGTGAATCAGGTACACCAACTAATTGACTTGGTACACCAAAACATAAAGCTATATCTGTAGCACTCATATTTTTTAAATTTAGAAAATCCATATCTTTTGGCGATAAACCCATCTCTTTCCAATCAAAGTCACCTTCTAACAACATAGGTCTACCAGCATTACCAGCACCACTAAATCTATTGTTTAAATCTGTGAGTAACTGTTGTCTTTGTGATTCTGACAGGTTAACAGCAAATCCTGCATCATCTTGTGGTTTAAATATTACAGCACCACTAGGTCTTGCACCATTTTGTAATAAGTTAACATTGTGTTTACTTGACATATTAAACTGGTCTATTTCAACAGCAGCAGCACTCATGGGACTTAATCCATAATAATCATCTAACGGATTCCATAACTTCACATGTTTTAATTCACTAAAACCATTATCTTGGTCTACTAAAAATGTTTGATGTACCTTACCATTAATTATGTATTCGTACTTTTCAGGTATTGGATTGCCACCACCTTTAATATTAATTCTGTCAGGTCTTAATTGATGTAATTCTTTTGGTTGTCCTAACTCACTTCCTACTTTAAGAATGTATGCATTACCACTAAGAAGCACATAACCAAATAGGGAATTAAAAAACTCTGAGTAGGATTGTAAAGGATTGGGTCTGTTAAGTAGGTCAATAAGTGGGTGTTGTTCAATTATTTGGTCTCCTGCTTTTATAATGAATGGTACAGCACTTGCACCTTTTGATATTTCATTAACACATCTGTATACAATTGCATTTTTTAAATAACCCTCTTTTGCTAAGTCCTGATATTTATAAGTTTTTGCTTCTTCAGTACCAACGCCAAAGTAACCCATCATATTTGAGTTTTTTTGTTCTTGTACAGGTTGTATATTAAACAGTCTTTGTAAAAATGTTTGTTGTGCCATTAGCTTATTCTCCAGTTAACTTGTCCTCTAGACTTGCTTAGTTCAGTAAGACCCCAAACTAAAGCATCAAGTCTATCTGGACTTGGCTTTGGTCGTTCCCCAGTGTAAGTAGTCATTTGTGACTCTAACTCTGCAAAATAACCAACATGATGAACTCGCCTTTGCTCATATAATGCTGCTATAGGTTCTGCTCTAACCAGTTTACCTCTAGTAGCTGTAACTGACTTATAAGGAACGTTTGCATCAATAGTTCTTAAAAGTCTTTCCACCAAATCACCGCCATTGTTAGTTTCAGCAATTATTCTGTCAGCATCCCATTCATAAAATGCTTTTACAGCTATCTTACACCATTTATCAGCAGAATACTTGCCTGATATATCTTCTAATACATAATACTCGTTATTTGCATCTTTACCAACTACAACTATACCTGTTTCATCAGAGTCATCATTATGTGTTACAGCTGGGTCAAGTGCGACTATTATTTGTGTAAGTTCTTTATTTGTATCTTTTGGAAGTCGTGATTCTTCAATCATTGCATTAGTCCATAATGCACCCTCTAACATATCTATAACTTCTGCGTATAGTTCTTGTCTACCTAATGTAGTGCCTTCATATTTTTCTTTTAACATTTGTAGAGCAGATGCAGCTAGATTTGCTTCATTTTCAAAAGTGCTACCTGTTGTCACATGACAATCATTTCTTTCTATTAATTGTTTTATTATGGGTGTTGGCTTGGGTGTTGTTGTAATAATGCATTGTGGGTTGTCTCCAAGCCTTAAACCAAACATTAATTGGTCAAATGTTTCAGGGTATCTCCATGCAGCTAACTCATCACACCATGCTCTATGAAACTGCGGACCCCTCAATCTATCAGGTTCTATAGCAGCAAATCCCATTATCTTACTGCCATTGGCTAATCTTATTTCTGCAGAGTTTTCACTGTAATGTTTTCTACCTCTACTTACTTGATAACATTCTTCAGGAATTATTGAAATTAATCCACTGGGACCACCAAAACAAACTCTACGGAGATCACCAAAAGTTGGTGCAACTACAGCACATATTGTGTCGCGATTTGTTAATGCATAATGTGCAATGTCCTGAGCACCAGTTCTAGTTTTACCCCAACCACGACCAGCAAGTATTAACCATATATGAAATGGAACTTTAGGTGTTCTTTGTTTTTTTCTAGCTGTGCCTAACCACTCAGTGTATAGCTGAAGAGTCTTCTTCTCCGATATCTTCGGCGAGTCTATCCAATCGTTCCAAAGCTCGTCTGAAACTTTCGCTGTCTTTGACATTAGTATTTATATCCATATTATCAGTGGCTTCACCAAGTGCTAACTTAGCAATTCTTTGTGCGTTAGTAGCAGCACTAGATAAAGCAACTAGGTTCTGAGGTTTAACATCTGCATCAGGTGCAGCGTTTTTACTTATCACTTTTCCAACTTGTCCCATTATACCTTTAGCTATAGCAAGACATGATTTATCAAAACTAATACTTTCTTGTACAAGTTCTTTTTTTCTTCTAGCATCTAATTCAATTAAATAACTATCTTGAAACCTTTTTTGCTGCATAACCCAATCATCTTTTTTTGCATGTTTATACAATGTTGGTTTTGCTACGTTATAGTCATCAGCTAATTGGTCTATAGTAAATAACTTACGACCCCCTGTATTTGCTTCTATTCCTTGCACAAACTTATTTCTTATCTCTTCTAATAAAGTTGGGGTTAGCTTTGTAAAGTTTGATTTTTTAACCATTTTTTATATCTAATTATCGTTATTCTGTCTTTTTTAGCCCTAAAAGTAAAGAAAACAGCACAAAAAGGGCATTATTTTGTATATTAATGTTTACAAATGTAAACAAATTAGCGATAATAGTTGTGTTAAGTAAATAATTATAAGGAGAAAAAATTGAATAACTTAAACAACAACTACCCAACACTAACAAATAGAACATTTGGTCTTGAGTTAGAATTCGTTGGAGTATCACCTAGAACTGTAGCAGAGACTATCAACAACCTTGATGGTATTGAGTGTTACTTTGAAGGGTATCATCATACTACTAGACCATATTGGAAGATTGTTACAGATGCTTCTTTAGATGGAACTGGTGGTGAAATCGTTAGTCCAATACTAAAAGGTGTTGAGGGTGCTAAGCAATTAGAAACTATACTTAATGCCTTAGATAACTTAGAAGGTATTAGGGTTAATGTTCAATGCGGTTTGCATGTTCACCTTGATGTTAATGATCTCACAGTTGCAGAGATACAATCTGTTTATGAGAGATACGCTGACTATGAAAGCCAAATTGATATGGTTATGCCTAGAAGTCGTAGAGGTAATAATTCTAGATGGTGTGCAAGTGTTACTAACACAGCTGGTAGAATCAAAAATGTAAGAGGTAGAACTAAATCTGCTCTTGCAAATGCAGCTGGTAGATATTACAAAGTAAATTTACAAAGTCTAACTAGATACGGAACAATGGAGTTCAGACAACACAGTGGTACTCTTAACTTTGACAAGATTATTAACTGGGTTAGCTTCTTAATGGCTTTTGTTGAAAAAAGTGCAAAGCTTTCAAATCAAGTTAAAACTCCTAAAACAAACAGAGTTTACTCAACAGTAAGAAATGCAGTTGAAAATGCTGGTTATACAATGGAGTGGAACAGAGGACATAACATTTGGACTGTAGAGAAAAATAACGAACATTTTGCTGCTTTTTCAAATCATACTTTAAACAGACTATACAGCGGTAGCAGAGAGTCTAGCATTGACTTAAACATGTTGGTTGACCTTTTGATTGATAGAGGAATTTTAGATTGTGCATCACAAGCTAACTTCCAAAAACCAGTTGTTGTAGAAAGCAATGAGGTTGATAACGGATGGTTAGATGGTTGTGATAACAAAGTGCAGACATTTTACCAAGAAAGAGAATTAGAATTAAATTAATATAAGGAGATAATATGAAAAAGAATATTCTAAAAATGAAACAGAAGCCTACAAAAAACATGCAGTATTTGTATGGTGCTTATGGTAGCAACATGAACCTCATGCAAATGTCTACTAGATGCCCACATGCAAAACCAGTTGGCAGTGTTTTTGTAGAAGGCTTTGCATTGAAGTTTAGAGGTGTTGCTGATATTGAACACACTAAAGAATCAAGAGTGCCACTTGCTTTATGGCAGATTACAGATGCTTGTGAAGCTAGGCTAGATATATATGAGGGGTTTCCTAGTTTATATCGTAAACAAATTCTACAGATACCAGCTTTAAAAAATAAGTTTGGTACTGACAGGGTAATGGTTTACATTATGAACAGCAAAGATGTTTATCCACCATCTAGCCGATACTTAGAAGGTATTGCACAAGGTTACAATGACTTTGGTATTGATACTGATACTTTAATGTACGCAGTCAAAGATTCGTATAGTCAAACTAACATATAAAAGATATAGCCTTTCATGATCTCCAGTTGTGAAAGGCTTTATGCGTTGTAAGGAATCGTAATTTACCCTATAGCAAAGGTATTAACCACCTTTAGATAATGCCTTCAGCGGCTTGTCAGTGCGTTGTTTTTTTGTTTTTTTACCCTTTTTTGCTTGTTTTGTGACTATTGGCGTCCATTTAGCTGCTATAACAAAACCACTAAACACTACTAATCAGATGTTATTTGATTACACATAAACAAAAGTTTTTCAGCTGGATTTTCTCCTAAAGCAGTTTTAACAGTATCAGCTTCTTCTCCACTAAAAACTAAATTTAATCTATAGAAGTTAGCTTCTTTGACTGCCATTTTTCTTTCTTCTTCTGTTTTAGCTGCTGCAACTATTGCTTCTACTTGTCTTTGTTTGTTAAGTGCTTCAACTGTCAAAGACTTAACCATGATACCATCATTTGTTTTATGTTCTACACCAGCAACACCATCTTCTGAACTATCATTATCAGAAGGTATCCAAGCACCACTCCATTCTTCAGCTGCCATAGCTTCAGGTGCAGGTATATCTTCTAACATTCTTTGCAGTTCTAAATCGTCCATCATTAAAGAATCTTGAGCCCAGTCTAATGCACCTAATGATTCAAGATCTCGTAATACATTTGCAGTTAGCTCAATATCTTCTGAACCTCTTGCTCTGTTATGTCGTAGTGTTGCGATTCTTGCCTGTTCCATAGTCATAGGAGTTACTACAATAGGTATTTCTTTATATCCAAGTTCCTTAGAACAACGCCATCTATGCTCACCATCTACAATTCTAAACATGCCTTTTTGTTCTTCATGCTCTACACATACAATAGGTTGTGTGAATCCATCTTCAGTCATAGACCTTTTTAACAATTCAAACTCATCTTCTGATTGTCTGTTTGGGTTGTATGTATTTGGAACTATTTTATCGTGTGTGATGTATTGAACATCTAGTGCTTTTAGAACTGCGTTCTTTTTTTCAACTTGTGCCTTACCTTTAAATTTTGCCATCTGACTCTATCCTCGCTTTGTTTATAACTGGTTCCATATACCAGTATTTATATTTACCTAAATACAAATAAACACAAGGATAGGTTCTACCATTATGATTAGTGTATTCTTCCTCTACGCCATGTAATTCTATCATGCGTTTTAAAATTTCGTAAAGATATGGTTGTTCTTTATATCTGATATACCAATGTGGTGCAAACTTTGCATAGCTTTTTGCCCAAATCCATTTCACTGAATTACAATGTTCTTCAAGACTTTTCCAGTCTACTTTTGACATTAGAAAGTTGGTTTACCACCCCAGTAACCAGCACCTTTTCTAAACTCTTCAGGTTCCATATATTTGAGAATATTACATTTAAGTGCAAAAGGGTCACCGTTCCAAAGTGCCATAGCTAGTTTTTTATAAGAACCAATTGGGTTGGCTCGTAAAGAATTTATTTGTGGAAAGGGTATACCTCCGTTTGCTCTTATGTGTGCTTCTAGTTGTTTCTTGTAAACAAACTCTGCTCTTTCTGCAATCCAATCAGGTGCTTCATCTATACATTCTCTTTTAAAACATTGTTCCCATGTTTCACCACTTCTTCTACTTGGTTGACATGATATTTTTCCAAATTGTGTAACTGTCCTGATGCCATCAAGTCTATGACATACTTTGTCAAACCATTGAGGCCATGCCTTTTGTGCTAGTTGTAGGTCAGGAATACCAGCTGTTGTCATTGTTAGTGGTGCAATCCTTAATTTATTTTTTGATCTCCCATGCTTTACCATCACATCATATGCGTGATTATAATCCCATTGAAAATCTTGGATAGCTTTCCATATATCACCATCAGTCCAATCATAGATAGGTCTCACATATTTTGTACCTCTATCATTTGGTTTTGTAATATGTCCTTTACTAGAAAATAAACCCATTCTTCTATTAGGACTTTCTTGCACTCTTAGACCGATACATGCAAACAAGTCTTTTCCTTCAGCTACTGGAAACCTTTCTTTTGTAACTAAAGCGTTTATGTTTTTTTCTTCTATCTGATAAGCATATTCAGGTGGTTGTCTGACCCATTCTTCTCTTGGTACTTGCTCATCAAAAATCCACCAGTAGGGATTTTTTCTATTAAAGACGTTTACCACTGGTTGTCCTGCCCAAACATGATGCATATTAACTTCAGGTCTATTGGCTACTCTATCTAAATATTCATATGTGTTTGGAAATAATATTTCTTCGTCACGATGTATGACATTTATAGGTAATTTACCAGCAGCATCAGCTGCCATGATTGCTAATTCCATACATACAGTAGAGTCTTTACCTCCACTTTGCGAGATCACAATTGTATGGTCTTGTTCATATAATTCTTGCAGTCTATTTAAAGCTGCATCAAATACGTTCATGTTAAGATTTAATTTCATTTTTGAGCCATCACAAAATAATATTTAGCATCTGCTAAAAGATGTCGTTTATTTAAGAGTTCTTTTGTCATTGTTTGTACATCTGCACTATCTTCAATATTTGCTATTCCTAGAATATAATACCAGTCAAATCCATTTTTCTCCAGTTCATTACAAATTTCTGAATATTTGTAAGTCATTGGCTCAAAATCTATTCCATTTTTTTCAAAACAATGCAGTTTTTTATAAGGACCATCTGAGTTTATAAAAGTAGAAACAAACATACCTTTGTCATTTAAAAGGTCTACTGATTTTTTAATCATAGATGTGCCAAAAACATCTGTAACTGCAAACAATGCAACACAAAAATCATACTTGGCTTTATGATTAAATATGTCACCATGTATAAACGTGTATTTATTATTTTTATTTTTAGCAATTTTCATCATGCCTTTTGATATATCTACACCTACATAATTTTCTACATCTATATTAATTAGGTCTAAAAGCAACCCAGTACCGCAACCACAATCAATAAGACTTCCCAATCCTTGATAGGGCATCATTTCTTTTATAAAAGCATTTTCTGCTTCTACTTGTTTGCCTACTCTTTCATCTGCATAATCATTTTCATAATCATTAGCAATTGAGTCATATATTTTTTCTACATCTATTGTCATAAATCATTCCAATTAATCTCATCATCAAAACTTGGTTCTTTAAATATTCTTTTCTTTACATCATATACAAATTTTGCTTCACCAATACTTCCATATAAACCTTGTTCTCTTATTTTTCTTGTTATTATAGAAACACTATCATCATCAAAATCTCTATGCACTGTTACTACAGCATCACTTTGATTATGCCAATGACTAGCACCTGCAATATCGTAAGCTGTTGGCGGTGAATAACCACCACTATTATCTTTTTGCATTTTTGTAGGGTGTGCTACAACCCATACTGTTGCATCATGATTTCTAGCAAACTTTTTACAATGTGAAATAAAATCTCTTATATGCTCATCTTCTCTTTGATTGCCACGTCTTATTGCTGATACTTCATTAAATGGGTCAATGACTATGCCGTTGATACCAAACTTTGCACATGATTGTGATGCAATATCTAAAATCTTTTCTATGTTAGGTATATGTTCTCTAGTTTCTATAAAATAAAAATGCTCATGAATCCAATCTAGTGAAGCATGTAATTCTCCTGTATCCATTCTTGTTGAGAAACCTTTATCAAATGGTTTTTCTGCAACTATTTGCAGCAATCTTCTAATATGCATTTTGGTTGAATGTTCAGGTGAAAATAGTGCAAATTTCCAATCATGTTGTTTTGCAATTCGTACAAGTATTTGGTCTAAAAATGTACTCTTGCCATGATTTGGTATACCAGTCCAAACATGAAAAGTACCTTTTTGCACTTTATATAATTTGTCTAAATTTGTATATCCTATTTCTAATGGCTTGTCATAGTTGCCATTATAGAGATCAATAACATCTTTTGTATAATTATTAACTGAGTACAAACCATCTACAGGCAGCGGTCTTGCTCTATCAACAAGTGTCTTCAAAGTTTTTGCACCATGTTTTACTAAAACATCATTTGCATCTTTGCAATCTTTTGGAGTTTGTACTACCCAACATAATTTTTTGCCATAACGATGTACTAGCTCTTTATTAAGATTTTCACCAGCACCATCACTATCAACAAACAATATTATTTTTTTTGCTTTTAATGGGTGTGTTTGTAAGCAGCTAAATCTTTTATCACTTTCTTTATACGCAACTGTAGGTGGAGCACCATCAGGCAGTGTTGTTACATTTTTAAATCCTACTTCCCACAAACTTAATACGTCTATTTCACCTTCTACAAAAATCACAGTGTGTGCATCTTTTACGTGGTGATAGTTATATAAACTTTTTTTTGCGTTTGGTGTCTGTTTAAATTGTTTATCAACAGTTCTATACTTTATGTTGTCACATCTGTTATTAAAACCATTGTATGGAAAACCAATCCACTTATTATCTTTGCAAAAAATATTGAAAGCTTGATATGTTTCTCTACTTATTGATCTCTGACGAAAATAATTGTCTAAATAGTTATTTGCACTTGCATCATAATTTACTACTTTTTGAACTACTTTTTTCACAGGCTTTGATTGTAACCCATTTTGTCTCACAGAGCCACTAAAATTACAGTGATGACATAACCACAGTGCAGTATTGTTTTCAATTGTAAGTGATAATGGTCTATCTTTTGGATTATGTGGTGGCTGACATTGTGGACATTTTATTTTATGTGAGCCTTCATGCAAATTTTGTGCATCTATATTATGTTCATCTTTCAATTTAACCTGCAAGTTCATTTTTACTCCTTTTTGTTTTCTTCTTTTGTATGTCTTTAGTATAGGTGGTAGCTGGTGTCCTAAGTGTTAGGACGTTGGTGTCCACACTTAAAAAATACCTGTTACTTGTACCTTTTCTATGTTGTATACGCAGCTTATTATTTTCTTCTAACCATGTTAAACATCTGCGAACTTGTCTATCAGATATGCCACAAATTTTTGCTAAATGTTTTTCACTTGGAAAACAACTGTGTTGTTCGTCTGCGTAATTAGAAAGTATAAAAAGAACCAGTTTTGTACTTGGCGTATTACAATCTTGTTTTTTACACCATCCAAGGGCTTCTATACTCATAGCCCATAATGTACTTGCTATTAATTAGGATTGCAAGTTATAAAAATCATTTGGTGTTACTTTGCCTTTAGAGATCTTATAAATTTGTTCCATCTCATCTTTTCTGGGTATACGAACACCCCTACACCATTTTGCTAATGCATGTATTGTAAAAGTACTACCATTTTTATTTGCTAGTTTTATAAATGATTCATGAGTATGACCATTATCTTTTAACCATGTTCCTAACTTCATAAGATTATTCTATCAGATATTTCTTGCATATGCACCCATTTTGTCTTATCATCACTATATTAATTTGAACATAATTTGGAATAATATGAATAATAATCCTTTTGAACAACATGGCATTACTTATCTTAGTGCTACTTCTATAAATGAATTTATAACTAATCCAGCAAGATGGATTTTGCATGTAAGTGGATTTCGTGACGCTTTTGGTTCACCTGCTATGTGGCGTGGCTCAGCAGTTGATGATGCTATTTGTAAAGGTATATATAATGACCAATCAATAAAAAAATTACAAAAGTTTGCTTTAGATGTTTTTGATAACAAGTTATTAGAAGCACAAGAAGAGAACATTCCATTTGATATAAACAAAGTAAGCAAAGAAAGAGACTTAATAAACACTTATGTAGATATAGCTATTCCACACTTTAGAAGTTTGGGTGAGCCTATAGCTACACAAAAAAGAATCAAGCTGGAGTTTGACTGGTTGCCTGTTCCTATAATAGGTTACCTTGATCTCCAGTATGAAGGGGTGGTTCGCGATATAAAAACTGTCAATAGGTTGCCAAGCAAAATGCTAGATACAACCAGTAGACAACTTGCTATATATGCTGCTGCCGAAGAATGTGTGCCTATCATTGATTATGTATATGTTACTACTACTAAACAAGAAATTGTTACAACACCAGTAGCACATGTTGATAAGTACTTAAATGAAGTAAAAAGAGCAGCCAACAATATGATGAATGTTCTTTCTTACAGTAATGATATAAATGTTGTTGCTGATTTATTTTTTCCAAACTTAGATGATTGGAAATGGTCTAATGCAGAAAAAGAAGCAGCAAAAAAACTATGGAGAATATAATGAGTAAATTGAATGAAGCAATAAGTGAAATAGCAAATCTTCCTAATTCAGATAAAGTTAATATAAAGGGTAAGTTCTACACAACTGTAGATACTAGGGTTCATGCTTTTAGAAAACATGTAGGAGAAGATGCACAAATAACAACAGAGGTCATACACCATGATGATACAAGAGTGGTCGTTAAAGCCACTGTAAGCGTGTGTGTTGATGGGGAATTAAGAGTATTAGGCAATGACTATGCTGAAGAATATAGAGCAGCTGGTATGGTTAATAAAACATCAGCACTAGAAAATTGTTGTACAAGTGCTATTGGTCGTGCATTGGCATGTTGTGGATTGGGTGGCGGTGAGTATGCAAGTGCGTTTGAAGTTGATAATGCAATCAATAATAAAGCAGAAGCACCAAAAGCTAAAGAAAAAACAAAGGGTAAATATAAAATAGAATCTGACAATAAAGCTGTTGTTATAAATACTGATGATGAAGAAAAGTATTTACATCATTTAAGAACTTTTTTAGCAGACCCAACAAGTGATGAATGTAAAAGAATTTTTAAACTTAATAAAGAAACAATAGTAAAAGCACAAATAGCATCTACAAATAGTACAAAAGATGCGTATGACAAATTATTAGAGATTTACAATGAAGCCTAATTGTTTAGATGATTATGTTTTCGTATGTATGCGAAATGGTAAATGGTGGACTTTTTGGGAATTACAACAAGTCATAAAAGAAAAAACAGGTAGATTTTATGGTGAGCCAACTATCAGTGCAGCTATAAGAAATTTAAGAAAAGATTATGCTAGAGCAAAATACAATCTACCATCATGTGATGAAGTTGTAGAAAAGAAAAGGCTTTGGAATAGTAATGGTTGGAAATATAGATTAATAATTAAGGAGTAAAAATGGAATATGATAATAATTTAACTGGTGCTTTGTTCAATGAAACAAAATCAGAGGTAATTAAGCGTGGCAACTTTATGATAAATGGTGTCAAAAGATATGGTGTTCTTATAAAAAGTGAGAATGATAAAGGGCAAGAAAAGTTTGAACTTATGATAAGTGCTGGTCTTGTATATCATCATGATGAATCAGAAAAGAAATCACCAAAAAGTCCTGACGTAAGTGGTCGCGTTTATTTTGATGAAATGACATATAAATTTGGTGCATGGAATAAAATAGGGCATGATAGTGGTAATGAATTTTTAAGTTGCTCATTTATGCCAGTACTAGATGAAGAAAACAAAGCACCCTTTTAGAGATCAAAAACATCTTTCTTATGTCAGAACCTTGCCTTGCACTATTTGTAAGGCAGGATTTATTTCCCATCACAAAACAGTACAAGCACATCATTTATTGAAACCTTGGGTCGGTACAAGAGGTATGTCATTAAAAGCTGATGATAGAAATGTAATACCTTTATGTTTACATCACCATCATTTACTACATTCAAAATTTGGTTCAGAAAAAGCAATGTTTGAGAACTATGGAATGAGTGCTGACTTTGGAAAACAATACGCACAACAATTGTGGGAACAAAAATCATCATATGAAGATATTGATGATGAACTACCCTTCTAAAAAAACTTAAATTAATTGTACAATATGGGTTGTTTATTTTTGTAAACAATGTATAATTTTTATATGAACACAAAAAATGTTAATACTTTGAAAGGAGAAAATATGAATATTACATTTAATACAGAAGCAACAACTGATGAAATGGTTGCACAAGTACTACCAGCATTATTAGATGCAATAAAAGAGAGTGCCTTTGTAAATGGTTACAAAGCTACTGATGAAGAAGCACTTGGTCTTGTTGTTAGTAAGTTCACTAAATGGAATGCTGGTGCAATTCTTGCGGTAGCATCAGAAGCATTAGAAGATGCAAACTTTGATAGCCTTGCAAGTTCTGTTGATTCTTTACAAGGGGTAAAGTAATGGAGATCAAAATAGATAAAAATATTCCTTTACCATCAGCTAACAGAGGTAGACAACGTAAAGTTCAAAAATATGATGAGCCTTTATTTTCATTAGAAATTGGTGATAGTTTTCAAGTAACTGGTAAACAAGAATGCATAAATTTAAGAAACTGTGTGCAATATCACAGAACACATTTTGATAAAGATTATGCAACAAGGTCTATACCAAATGCAGAATATACTATTAGAGTGTGGAGAACAAAATGAGTAAATCTAGCATAGTAACCGCACTTACATTATCTAACATCAAACACAACATGATTGAATTTATAAAAGAGTATGGCTATCAAGAAGCTGATAATAAATTAGCAAGTCTTTATGGCAAACAATATATAGAAAACAGAGAAGAGTTATATCAGTGGTATGACTTTGAAATTAGTGGAGAGTGTGACAATGTCAAATAATAAAGCAGAAACATTTGCAATGGCTGATTATCAATACAAAATAAATCTTTCAGATAAGGGTTTTTCATATAGCCACCCTGTTGAATCTGAAAGTTCTGAATATAAAAACTTTTGGGTGTTACGTGATAACTTCGGTTTCATAGCAGCTGTAGATAAAAAAACAGGAGAAATTTTATGAAAAGACATGTATATGTTTTTAATGTTATAAATGAGTTATCTAAAAAATATGACCTTGATTTAAGGAATATGAGATTGCCTCATATAAAAAAACAAATTAGCAAACAAGACTGGAATAGATTACATCATGCAGTCAAATTTGGAAAAGAGGTTCATTAATGAAATCTTTAAATATTAAATTAGAAAAAAACATCATGATGCCAAATAAATTTGGTGCAGATGTACATACATTTGACCAAGAGACCATTGACGCATTGAGAAATATGGAGGTTGGTGATTCTTTTGTAGTTAAAAAATATGGCGATGTTTCTAAAATTAGAAATATTTGCAAATACAAATTAAAAAAAGTTGTTTCATCAAGAAAGCAATTCATTGGTAAAACTAAAAATGATGGGCATGTGTTTAGAGTTTGGTGTACAAAAATACTATCAGATGATGAACATCAAAAAGCATTAGCTAAATATCAAGAACAATTTACAAGTAAAAAATTAAACACTGCTGGTATCTTGGCAAAACATCAGACATCAGATAAAAAATCTACAATAAATCATAATGATTATAGAGCAAAAATAGATAATGTAATTCTTGCTTTAGCAGAATATAAAGAAGAAAACAGAATGATTGTAGAAGACATTGACTATATAAAAAAAATACTTACTCAAGAACTTGGCTATACACATGAAAAAGCATCTTTAAGCACAGGAGAAAACAATGATTGAAGAAATGAGAATGAAGAATGTATATAAGATAGAATTAAGGTCAGCAGATGGTATGTCATACGAAAGACTTTGTAAGTGGTTAAAAAGCAAACATGTTCCAATGAGTCCAGTAAGAGGAAAAATGGATACTTACTGGGTCAATAAATATGTGCAAATAGAAACTGGTCATGATTGTTTTTATGTTGGTGCTAATGGTGATTTAAGAGCATGGGAAGCAGCAAATCTCATATTTAAAGATGCGGTTGTTTCCGAATATCCTTTTTCAAATTTTAGACATGTAAAAATTGATATTAATAATCAATACAATGATGATGGTTTAAGTGGTACAAGAATCACATATGCTAAAGATATTTTAAAAAGCAAAAGGAATAAAGCATCATGTTAGAAAAATATAAAGTCAAAACTTGCCTAGAAAGCAATCCTAAATTTTGGCATTCTTTTTTAGTTTGGTATAACCAATGGAACGGTGCAAAATTAAATCCTACAGAATGGACAGAAATAGAATGTAATGACTTTTTAAATGAATGGCATCACATTGTATTAGATAGATATAACATTGATTATAAGGAGAATTTATGAGTGGTCTAGAATTATATGAATTAAGAAAAGAACTTGGTATAACACAAAGTGATTTAGCAAAACATCTTGGATATTATAGCAATGGTATTCCAAACAGAAGCATGATTGCTAGGTTTGAAAATGGACATGCATCTATAAATTCTAGAATTGCAATGTTAATTAATCAATATGCAAAAGAATGCAAGGAGATAGCAGATGCATAATGGAATGAGTACAAAGTATTTAATAGACGTAGTTGTTATTGACCCATACAAAAAAGAACTTTCATGGCAAACAATTGATAACAATTATGACCCAAAAAAATTTACAGACATAATGCAATGTAGACATTTTGATGTTGTACGACTAGGTGATAATGTCATTATGTATGTTGATGATGAAGGATTATTAAAAAATCCAAATAGTTATTTTTCATTTGTTACTAATGATGTTGAAAGTCAAGGATATGCTGGTATAGCTATTCTAGCTACAACTAATAGTGAAGGAGATACATTGTCTTTTGATAAAGATATTGGTGAAGTAAGAAGTATTTTACACTGGAAACCTGAAGGTTACAGTGAAGAACCATACATGGAGTTTATTCCATTAGATGATATTGTTAAACATTAAGGAAAGCTTATGAACTTTTTAAAAAAAATTGACAAATTTATAGACAAACAATGGAGACAAACATGTTCTGCAATATTTTATTTATTTAATTGTAGAAAAAATGAAGTAGATATTGATTGGCTAAATATGCATAATAATATGATACAAAAAAAGGGGGATAAAAATGAATGAATTTTTATATGATGATGAAGCACCATATGATGTTAATTTTCAAAGATGGTATGTTGCTAATTGCATAGAAAGAGAAATTTATAAAGAGCCAAAGCTAGACATAGATAATGCTGAAGTAACATTTAGTAAAATGTGGGGCTTTAAAAAAATAGAAGGTAAAGTTTTTATAAATTAAGTTAATTACAAGGCACTTTACTTTGCATGGTATCTCCTCAGTGTCTTGTAATGAGCAGCATGTGAATTTGGTTTAGTTTATGTGCTGCTCTTTTTTTCAGAAGAATACATTATATTTAACCCAGCTAAAGTGCATAGACGATTTTTTTCATCTAGACCTTTTTCTGTGAGATCATAATTTTGTCCATTAACTTTGATGTAACCATCTGTAATTAATGCAGTCAATAAATCACTAGGTATATCATCACCAAACATAACTGTTAATATGCCACCTAATCTTTTAGTTTGTGTTTTACTTAGTGCCATTAAACGTGTTCCCAGTCATTACCCTCAAATAATAATGATTCTGCTAATCTTCTTCTTGTTAATCCTTCAAGAACTTTGCCACCTGCTTTGTTCCATCGTTTCATCTGATAAGGCACATCTTCATACGCACCTTGATTTAAAACTTTTAACATAGTTGAAGCGTTTAAATTTGCACCACCAAGATTAAATGTCCAAGATACTAATGCATCAAACTGGTGTTGATGTAATGGAAGCTTTACTGCTTTATTGACAGCATCTTCATAGACTACTAAATCTTCTAGCAATAATTCTTCTGCACGTTCTTGTGATATGGTCATGCCCATTTGTATACCTTTAGTTGAACCATAACCAATGGTAGGTACATTAGCAGCACATAAATAACTTTCTAATTTGCACCCTTCAAACTTCTTGATAAGTGCGATTCCTTCTTGTGATATCTTCATATTATTCTCCCCATGTTCCATCTTCTCGGACTTTGGCTTTCTTTGTGCCACCCCAGTATTCAACTGCGTGTCCTTCTTTAATAAGAATCTGACAAATGCTTTTATTATTTTCATCATAAGGTATTCCCAGTATTCTTCCGTACTTGCCCTTTCCTAGTGATTGTACTTTGAAAGCACCAACACATAGTTCTATAAGTCTTTTTTTTGCTTTTAAACCTAGTGCTTTTTCTTCTAAATTTCTTGTGCGTGATTCAGGAGTATCTATCCCTGCTAATCGCACTCTTTGTTTATGGAGTTTGACATCAAAGCCTAAATCAAGAGTCACATCTATGGTGTCTCCATCTATTACCCTTTCTAGTATAGCGTTGTATACGAATGGCGTGACCGATTCAGACATAGCTAACTACTTTTGTTTAGCTTTGCCAATGTTGAGTGCAAGTAATTCAATAAGTTTGTATAACTTAGCAATCATTGCATCATCTTTTGGTGTAGGAGTTAAAGCACAGATTATGGATGCACCGCAAACAACACCTGTAATTATTCCCAACCATTCTCCTATCATTCCCATCATATTAATCTCCTAATAATGAATGAAATTAAAGTCTATCAAATTATTTGTTCTCTGACACCTTTTCTTCTTCATTATCTTCTTTGTCATAATCTCTATAATATTTGATAATTGATAAAGTATCTCTTAAATATCTTTTAATTTCTGCCATATTCATAGATAGGTTTTCGTACTCTTTACTGGTTAATGAATAATAAGCAATGGCAGGAGCAGAGCCATTCTCGTAATTTTCTAGGTACTCTTTCATTAAATCAGGAGTTAATATTTCCCAGTCAATATCAACCAATCCAACTTCTAGGGGTAAAGGTGGATGGTAAAGGGGGACTGGCTCTGCAATCGTTACGACCTCAACAGGTTTAGCAGTGGGCATCATAGAACAGTTTGCAATAACAAAAAGACATGATATTAATATTATGCTTTTAATTTTCATCATCAAACTGGTTTGGGTCTGTTAAAGCTATTATTTCTTCTTTGACTTTTTTAGTTCCCTTGTTCACAATATTTTCTATTAACTTAGGTTTGCTCAATGCTAAATTATCTAAATCATGTTTTGCAAAGGTTGTTCGTAGTTTGTTTACTTCTCTTACTGCTTCCTGTTTTTCTTTTTCTATTGCTTGTATCTGCTTTTGTGCCTTCTCTTGGTTGGCAAGATAAGTTTTAATTGATTCGTTTTGTTGTGCTATTGATTGTTCTAAGGCTATCTGATTGCCTTTTAAAGTAGAGATATTGTCTTGTAATCTATCAATATACCAAAATGAACCACTAGCAGTAACTAGCAATAAACCACCTAGTATTATTGATAATTTGAATCCCATGTATACACCTGTAATTTCTCGCTTTTACCTTTAGCTTCTATTGGGTCTAAAGGTATCAAATCAAATTCTATCGCATTTTCTGTACTTTGACCAATTAGGAGATCAACACCAGCGTTTTTAGTTCCTGATTCTAATCTTGCTGCTACATTGACTGCATCACCGATAGCTGTGTAATCAAATCTATTTTCACTACCCATATTTCCTATAACCGCATATCCAGTGTTAATTCCTATGCCAATGGTTACTGGATTTATACCTTTGTCTGCTAAAACATAATTCAGTTCTATCATATTTTTTTGTATATCCATAGCACAAGCCAACGCCTTTGTTTCATGATTTTCTAAATCAAGGGGTGCATTAAAAATCGCCATCATGGCATCACCAATATATTTATCAACCATACCCCCATGCTTTTGTACTGCTTTTTGTTGAGCAGTAAGTGCTTGGTTCATAATGTAAGTCACCTGTTCAGGTTCTAGTGTTTCTGATAAAGCTGTAAACCCACGAACATCTGTAAATAAAAATGTTGCGTATCTTTTTTCTCCACCAAGTTTTAAAAGTTCAGGATTTTTTTGCAGTTGTTTTACTTGTCTTGGGTCTAAATAATGTTCAAATTGTTTCTTAATTTGTAATCTAAGTTTGTATTGTTCTCTAAATCTTAGATAAAAAGCTATAGAACCTGTAATAAACTGTGAGATCAATGTCCATGTTACATCTAACAAAATACCCCTGTGAATAAGTTCATATCCTGTATAAGCTGTTGATAACATTATTCCTAGACCTAATACTAAACCCCATGTTATGCCTAAAGTGTTCAATACAAGCCATATAAGGCTTACTGATACAATAAATATAAGCATTTCTACAGCTAATGACCAATCAGGTATGTAAGGACTATCTTGTATTAAGATTGATTCTGCTAAAGCACTTTGTATTTTATGTGGTTCTAATAATCCAACTGGTGTTGCTATCTGTGGCATAACACCATTTGCTGTTACTCCTACAAATACAAACTTACCTGCTACATCCATTTCTTTTAATGTAGTTTGTGGCGTATCTACCCAACTTATCCACTTACGACCAAGACTGTCTGTTTTTACTGGTGGTATTCCTCTAATTGATATTTCCTCTATACCATTATCATTAGTTTTTATAATGTAAGTTCTAACATCAAATAATGCTTTGTATATTTGTGTACCGAATGATGGTATCCATTCTTTTTTAGGTGTGCTTACAAGTAGTGGGATTCTTCTAACAAGTTGGTCAACTTCGGTGGGAGCAATGGCTAATCCCTGTAATGTATTATCTGCTAGAGTGTTCAGGTTTTCCTTAACTCCCATAGATACTATACCATCAACATGGTTGCCTTTGACAACAGTACCAGTAGCTTTTGGGTATTTATTTTTGCCATCTTCAAACATTGCTATAACAGATGGTATGTATCCCAAAGTCTTTGCAAAAACTTGATCTCCACCCATTCTATCTGCTTGTGGAAAAGATATTACCCAACCTACCCCTATAGCACCTGAATTAATAAGGTCTACTTGTATCTCTGCTAATCTTCTTCTTGGAAAAGGATAACCGCCTTCGTTTTCTACATCTTCTTCTGTGATGTTTAATATTACAAAGTTACCTGATGGCTCATATTTTTTTACAAAGGTATCAAAGGTTTTTAGTTTTAATATTTCAGTTGGTGTGCTTTGATATATAAAAGGTAAACATAAAATTAGTAGTATGGGTATGAGCAATTTTTTCATAGATACATCATAACAGAAAAGTACAAAAAGGGTTGTTTATTACAAATAAATATCTATAATTATATTTATATTAATTTGAAAGGAGATATTATGAATATATTTGCAGTAGAACAATGCCCTGAACAAGCCGCTAGAGCTTTACCTGATAAACTGATAGTTAAAATGCCATTAGAAACAGCACAAATGCTTTCTACGGCACACAGATATCTTAGTCCTACAGAGTATTGTGAAGAAAAAAACTTATACAAGAAAGCATATTACAACCATCCTTGCACTGTTTGGGCAAGAGAAACACATGAAAACTATAGATGGTTGCTAATACATTTTATAACTTTGTGCGAAGAATACTATTTGCGATATGGCAGAATACATGCTTCTTGGGATAAATTATGGGATGGCTTAAAAATATTTCCAATGAATATTAAAGAAGGCAGCTTAACACCTTTTGCACAAGCTATGCCTGAACAATACAAAAACCCTGTTGACCATATTGATGCATATCGTACATACATGATTGCAGAAAAGCATTATGCAAAATGGGAAAAAGGTAGAGACAAGCCTGTTTGGTGGTCTAATTAGATTGTGTAATCTTTATTGTGCTACCCTCACCACCATTAATGGTAACAATGTTTGAAACACCATTTTGTATAAAGATAACAGTATAACTCGCACTTCCATCTATATCTATTCTTGCTGAACTTTCTACACTTCGTAACAAAGTTAATTTTTCACCAGTATAGAAAGTTGTAATCTGTGTTTCTAAGTCTTGACCAAACTTTGTACCTTTAATGTTGGTTGTTATGGCATCTTGACCAAGCACATCTTCTTCTTTTGCAACTTCTAATGCATCTATAACATCTAGCAAATCTTCTAGGAAGTTGACATCAAGATAGTTTATATCTAATTCTGTAAACTCTAATTCATCTTCTTTTAAAAAATCTTCTTCTAAGTAATCTATATCTAAATCATCAAAGTCTAAGATATTTTTCTTCTGCACTACAGTTTCTTCACCTTCAATAATTTGTTCTTCAGGTGGTGTCACTATTAACATATTGTCTATGAGATCAAGCGTTAAATCTAAAATTACTGGACGTGTTGGAGAATTTTCAAATACGGATACAGTTGTTGCTTCATAAGGTTTATTTAAAATAACACTACCTGTAGCTGTCATAACCTCTATTTCACCACTAGATAAACCATATTTATCAGGTAAAAGAATTATAAGACTACGTCCAAGTTCATCTACAGTTGCTGTAAAGTCTGTTCCTCTAATGGCTATATTTGCTGTGGGTGTTTTAAGTTGTATGTTTTGTTTATCAATTTTGTTTAGATTGCCTGTAATAAACCTTGCTGTTCCTAATCCAAAGGTAAGAGCCATCTTTGATTTAGATGGGTCAGGGTCATAGATATATTCGTCAATTAATAATTCAGAGTGTTCTGTTAATCTAACTGTTGAATCATCAAGAAAGGTAATAGCCATACGACCATTAGTAGTTATGGCTTGATCATTACTTTGTATGCCGAGGTTTAATTCAGCTTGTAATGGTTCGTCTCTTAATATTCGTGCAACACCATTTAGTTCTGATATATCACCTATATCAACAACCTGTTGCTGTTCCCCCATCGTTTTGAGTGATACAAATATTAGAGTTAGAAGTAGTAGTCTCAATTTTTAACCAATCCTTTGCAAGTGTTGATGATTGTATGATGTTAAATGTATTACTGCTACCATCTAAATCCATGTAAAAATATCCTGAATCAGATGATGTGTTTCCTGAATATCCACTAGCTGTAAAGTTGATAGTGTTTGAACCACCATTAATATCTACAAAGTTAATAGCATTAGCATAATCAATATCAAAATTTAATTCATTAGAATCACCTAAGATTGTCCAGTCTAAATCAAGATAAGATGAATCAGCGTTTTCTGCTATTTCTAAATCAAATTCATTACTGCTTCCAGTAACATCTAAATATAGATTTATGTAATCTGCACTTATAAGACCAGTGCTATTTAATAAGATATCCATAACATTACTATCACCATCAAACTCAAAGAACCCAGTAAAGTTATCACCATCAATAGCATCTGACCTAAAGATATTGCTTGAACCAATCTGATTAATATCTAAAGTCATACTAATACCATCAAGGTCAAGAGCAGTCATAGTTCCTGATACAGCAGAACTACCACCAATGAGGTTAGAGCTACCAAGTTGTTCTAAATCTATGGAAGCAGTATTACCGCTTTGGTCTACATAAATTTCATTATCCGCGTATGTTTGCAATGCAGTCATCATCACAAACAGGCTCATTAATTTCATTTTCTTCATATTTCCAGTACCCTTTATCGTAACCGATAATAATAAGTTCTAATACAGCACCTTCTATAGCTTTCATTAAGGCTATAGTAGTACTCTCGTTGCGTGAAACACCAAATTCCACTTCAACTAACTCAGTACCCATTTCTATGAATTTAAACACATCTTGTGACTGTCCATAGCTAAGTATTGTCTTACTAGACATTACTTCTACTAGTATTTCACCAGTAGCTACAGAAACCATTCTAAGGCTTACAGTGATTGTATCTTCACGATACTGCACACTAGAGCCTATTCCTAAATATCTTGCTCCTGCACCACCTGTGATTAGGTTACTATCATACGACACAACAGCACCTTCAAGCAATACACCTGCAAACAGCAAAGGCATTATAGTTTTTTTATCTTCTAATTCTTCTCTTGTACTTCTAATAATTTGTCTTTCTTTTGTTAAGTTATCTAAACCAACTCTTTCAACAACTCTAAAAAATTCACCATTACTTGCGTGTTTTAATGCTCTTATTAATAGATTGCTTGGTGCTTGAGTTATAGCACTAGAAAATAAAGCAAACTCACTGTTGCTCTTCCTTTGTCCTGTTTGGTCTGTAAAAGCAGTTGGATATACAGCAACTACTGGTTTTGTTTGTGGTGCTTGTACGTTTAATAAATCCTGTGACTGTAAAGAAAAAATACTAGGCTTATCTTTGCTTTTATGTTGGAATCTTATCTGTTGCGTGTCCTCTATGACACTATTAATAGAACAACTAGAAAGTAAAAGAACCAATAGGTAATGTGATCTCTGTAATATTGCCATCTGCATCAGTTATTTTAAGTGTTATAAATTGTCCATCAGATGTGTATTCTATAGTATTACCTTCAAGTTCTATAGTACCTTCAGTTTGTGGGGTTTCACCGAAAAGATTATCTACAAGTTGTCTTGATAGTTGAGCATAGATACGTGACTCTAAGTTACGCATAAATCTTGCAAGTGTGGTGTTCTCTTTATCTCTTTCTATTTGTTCTTGTAAGGCTTTAATCTCTTCTTTGATTGTCATCTTCCTATTAAACTCTTGGTTTTCAATAGTCAAGTAATGTGAACTCGTGTTGATGCCACTAAAAGATGGTGATTTGAACTTATGAACTATTTGGTCTGCTTTTATGTTAATTACTAAAATACCAATCAATAAAATAAAACCAATAACTGTAACTGTGTAAGCAATTCTATTTTTACTTAATTCTTCTGCTTTACGTTGTTTTTTTGTCATTTTTTTCTTAATCTTTTCTTTGGTCATCTCTATCCGCCTTTGCAATTTTACTGCTATCTATTAACTGTGGTACTCCTAAAATAGTTTTTATAAGGGTGTCTTGTCTTATGATTTCATTATCTAAGCTACGCACTCTATCAATTAATGCTACAAGTATTCCATGTTGTGAGTCAAGTTTTGTGCCTAATCGTTCTTCAATAGCTGCTATCTGTGATTCTACTTTTTCATCAACATTATCAAGTTTGGTTTCCATGCCATCTACAATACGCATGATTAATTTATATATAAACCATCCTAAACCAATTGCTGCTGCTATTGGAAAACCAACTTCTTGAATTACTTTTATTGCTGCATCCATAATTATTCAACTATAGGTGAAACTTCATCTGCTCCATAAATTTGCCATGTAAAATACACGTCTAAATCATCTTCTGTAACTGTGTTTTTATACCATTCTATTACTTTAGCATTCGTTAAATTTTCTACTAATATAAAATCACTTGGTAGACCATTATCTTGTATTGAATAAACTCCATCTAAAGATGAATACATTTTCTCAGTCATGGTTTGTGTATTGTCTGCTTGGTCAACAGCTGATACTTCTACACAAACATTTTTAACAATTTGCGTATCATCATTTTGACTTAGTGGCATAGTTGATATGCTGTCAAAAGTGTATGTGTAGTTAAAATTATGTACTGCCATTATATTTCTGAAAATTTGTAAAAACCTAGTTGTACATTGCTCAATTGTCTATTGTTACCATCGCCTTGTGCTAAAATATAAACACTTAAAGTTCTACTTGTACCACTTATTTTTCTAATCATAAAATCTTTTTGCACCATTTTATAAGTTGAGTCAAATCTATCTACACCTGACCATGTTTGTGCTTGACCTGAATTATACTGAGCATAACCCTGATTTGCTATTGGTAAATTTAATGCAAATAACTGGTCTACACCATATGCAAAATCATCTCTTAATTCAAAACTAAAACCTGTTCCATAAGTACCATCACCTGCAACAATAGATAGAGTTTTAACCTGTCCACTTCCTCCAAAAACTCTGCAAAAAATATGATATATACCTGTAGCTGTTCCAATATCTGCAACTTTTTTCAAACGCATTGTATTGCTCTGCCAAGAACCTATAGTAGAACCTGAAACTGTTTGTGCATCAAAATCAAGAGCTAAATCAGTAACATTAATTCTATCAGCAGTAATAGTGTTTGAAGCAATTTGTGTAGCTGTTATTGTGCCTGTGGCTATTTCTGTAGCTGTTACCTGTCCAGCAGCAATTTTTGCTGTAGTTATTGCATCAGCATTGATTTTATCAGTAGTAATAGCATTAGATATAATTTTATCAGCAGTAATTGCGTTAGAAGCTATTTCTGTAGCAGTAATTGTTCCTGCTGTAATTTTAGCAGCAGTAACAGCATTGGCAGCAAGTTCATCAGTAGCAATTGCACCAGCAGCAATATTTGAAGCTGTGATTGTATCTGTAGCTATTTGTGTTGAAGTGATAGTACCAGCAGCGATCTCACTAGCTGTTATTTGATTTGCTGCAATTTTTGCAGTGGTAATAGCATTAGCAGCAATCTTATCTGTAGTAATAGCATCAGCAATAATCTTATTAGCTGTAACTGCATTTGTGGCTATGGTATCGGCAGTTATTGCACCTGCATTAATCTTTGCAGTCGTAATAGCGTTAGCAATAATTTTATCTGATGTGATTGCATTTGTTTGAATGTTATCAGCAACAATTGCGTTTGCAGCAACTTTATCAGCAGTCACAGCATCAGCTGCTATTTTTACAGCAGTAATGGCGTTACTTGCAATAGTGTCAGCTGTAACAGCACCTGCGTTTATTTTTGCAGTCGTAATTGCATTTGCAGTTATCTTTGCGGTTGTTATTGCATTATCACTTATTTTTGTACTAGTTATAGCATTAGCTGCAAGATTTGCAGTCTGAACAGCATTATCTGCAAGTTTTGCGTTTGTGACTGCATCTGTACCTAGTTTTGTATTTGTAATAGCACCTGTGGCAATTTTTGCTTCACTTATAGCATTTGCAACTATCTGTGCTGTATTTACTGCGTTATCAGCTATTTTGGCATTGGTAACAGCATCAACACCCAATTTTGCTTCTACGATAGCACCAGCAGCAATAACATCACCTTGTATAGCATCTACTGCTATTTTTGCATTAGTAACTGCTTCAGATGCTAGTTTTACAGTTGTAATTGCACCATCTACTATTTCTCCTGCATCTACGTTTGTAAAACTACCTGTAGCTACAGAAGTAAATGCTGAATGTACGTCTGAATGATTTACAGACCTTGCCCAAAAATAATACGTTGTACCAGCAGTTAAACCATCTTGTGTTCCAAACAAAGTACTAGTCTTTTTACCATTTTGCCCATAAATCGTTTCTACTAAATAAGTGTCATCTGTTGGTGTTGTATTTGATGTTCTTCTATAAATCTTAGTTGCCTTGAGATCAGCACTAGTTGAATTTATCCAAGATACAACTATGTTAAATGCTTGTCCTGTTGATGCAGTTAAACTTGTTGGTACTGCTGGTGCATCTGTTGGTGCTGCTATTGTTATATTAACAACACTGGTATAAGCACTAGCTACACCATTTACGTCAATATGTCGTGCTTTTACGTTATAAGTTTTTCCAACTACAACATTAGGGAGAAGGGCTACAGCAACACCTTTTCCTACAGTAAAGTCAGATGTATATGCACCATCTGTACTTAGCTTATACGCCACCTCTGTAAGTGTGACCTTATCGCTAGAGTTGTTTGTCCACGTAGCTTTTATATCTACTTTGGTTGTAACACCATCTTTGTTTGTTTGTTGTGCTAGTGCTAAGTTTGATGGTGCTGTTACTGCATATGTACCAGTACCGACATCACTACCTTCTGATTGACCAGTTGTATAATCACTTGTAGCAAAATTAAATACACTAGATGCGACTTCTTTTAGTTCCAACTGTGTAGCCATAACAGGAATATCACCATCTGTTATAACTTGCATATTAGTGGATATTACTTCAAAGACTTTTTGACTGTAACCCATTCTTTCGTTGGTTAAATATACCCAATCGTTAGGTTGTAGTCGCATATATTTTAAAGTTACTAAACAAGATATTGATGTGGTCTGTCTTTGACTTTTTAATGCTATTCTGCCTAATCTTTGTGCCATTGTATCTGTAACTGTAAATGGCAATTGTGATTCCATTTGTTTTACATAATTAGCAGTAGATTCGCCACTAGGTGTATCTGCATTAAGCATTGTAGTATCTTGGTGAACTTCAGCATCAGCTGCTACATATCCTTGTGTAGAGTCAACATATAAAGGTTTAACACTATTGAATAAATTACCTGAACTTGGGTTTGTTTGTATTTGTACATCATTTAATAAATCATCATCAGTAATAATTAATGATGGTGTTTGTGATGCACCTGCAAAAACATTAAATTTACCATTTACATAAGAAACTTTACCTGCCATAGAACTAAGTATTGATTCTATAATTCCATTACCATTTGCACTAAAGTTAGTAAATCCGTTTGACGTGTATCTTTTTTCTGTTGTAGAACCATCTGCTAAAGTTACATTTTGTTCACAGATATTAGCAGCACTTGCAAAACCACCTGCATTTGTTGTGTCATTAATCTCATCATTAGTAGCTTTAATACCATATTGAGTGTTTGTTAAATAGTCTCTAATTTGTAAAGCTGGATTATCTGTCCAAACAGTTGTGTTAGTTCTTGGGTCATAACACTTTTTACCTTTTACTAAAAATGATATTGCTGGTATTCCACCACCAAATTTTTCAGCATCAAAAACCATTTGAATATATACGTATGCAACATCTTGAAACTTATCTGATGTACCCATTGAACTTAATTGTGCATTCATAAAACCATCAACAGCAGTTTGACTACCATCTTTGTATGAATAACGCATTAATCTACCACTACCAAAATTATTATCGTTTTCAGTATTTGTATATTCTGAATTTGTTACTGTGTAAACAGTAGAACCACTTATAGTGCTGGTGCTAGTACTCAAATCTATATCATTAACACGAACAGATGTGAGTTCTTCTATTTCGTGTCCTGCAATTGCAACAACAAGATGCAATAAATAGTTGTCATTTCCAGTAGTTTCCATGTGGACTATTGTTCCACCTACACGACATTTACCATATATTATTTGTCGTGGTGCTACAGCTTCCCTTGTTGCAAACTTACTACCAAAATTACCAGCTGAAGCATCAATACCTTTTGATGTCATCTTGCCAATAACACCACCAATTAAGGTTGTTGCAAAAGTAAATGCTGCTGCTGCTGCTGCACCACTTAAACCAAAAGCAGTGTATGCTATATCAATACGACCTGTAGTTACTACTATAAATACTACAAGTGCTGCAATGACTGCTTGTTTAATCTGTTTAGCCATCTATACGCCACACCTTAAGAATATTTACATTATTCTTAACACCAATACAATCATCTGTTGGTGTAAGAACACTTAAGCCATCTGATATACCTACTAATTCTGTTTCTTCTTTATATACAACTAAATCACCTTTGCTTACGAAGGCTTTTTCTATTTCTTTAACACCCTTTGCTTTACAAGCCTTTTCAATGCTTTTTAGTAAAGTTTTGTTATATGTTTTTATAGCCTTCATAGCACTATCTTCATCATTCCATTTAAGTGTTTTAGGTATTAAATCTTCACCAGTAATTTCTTTAATAACAGCATTAGAAAATTTACAACAATCCCATGAACCCCATTTAAAAGGTTTATTTTTATTTTTTTCAATAAATGCATTGAATTTAATTTCCCAATCAACAATCTTTTTCATTTTTCTATATTATTCTTAGCCATTTGTCTTGCCTTAAAATTATTAGAACCACTGCCACTTGGTTTATCAGATTGTTTACCCCATACAATTTCTTTATCTTGCAAAGAAGCAACTCTGTTAAAACCAGTATCACCATTATGTAAAAAGTTTTGTGATTCTTTTGTGTATCTAAAGTTAGATGGTCTATCTAAATCAATTAATCTATTTTCTGCACTTATAGTTATATTAGAACCTTGTGGACTGTCTGTAACAGATAATGATGTCATTCTACCTTTAAATAAAACAAGAGTTCCTGCAACTTCGTTTGTTTTACCCATAAGATAACCAAGAAATAAAGTTATAAATCTATTTTGATAGTTTTCTGTTAAAGCAAGATTTAAAACAGTTGTGTCCATTCCTGAAATACCAACTGTCAATCCTGATGATTTTAAGTCAGTGCTTTCTTCAACATTACTTATTGATAATAATTCACCAGCACCAGTGTAACTTTCGCTATTTATAGTTAAGTCATCAATTCCTGTCCATAATCTAACTGTGTCTGTGTCAAATTCTGCCTTTATGGCTAAGAACATTGTTTGTTCGTCTGCACCTAGACGATTTACGATAGAACTATCTAATCCTTGTCTAGTTGCCATATTAAATTACCTCAACACATGAAAAACTTATACCATAGTTAGAAATTCTATCTGCTGACCAACTTACTTCATTACTAATTAATCTAAAGTTGCCTTTAGGATTTGTAAAAACTACATAATGCCCACTAGCTAAATCAGACCTAAGTTTTGGCTCTGTTTTAACAGAATAAAAATCATTACCTGCATCACTAGTTGCAGTTGCATCTTCTACTACCATAACTAATTGTGTTGGTGTTCCTGAAGAACTAGCTGCTGATTGTATACTTAGATAGTCTCCTTTCTTTATAGTGCCACTCGCACCTGTTGTAGAAGCTCTAAGGCATAAACCTGTAGCACCCTTTACATTAGTTCTAACCTTACAACTTGCAGTATTACTTTCAGTAGTAAAATTACCATCTGTTACTATCACTGTATTACTTGTTACTGTAGTTACTTTAAAAGTTCCATTGTTTTCTTCATTTGTTGCACCAGTAATAACTATAAAATCTCCTACCTTAGTATTTGCAAAAGTTGATGCACTTGCTGTTAATGTGCCATTAGATGCAAATGATAAAGTTACATTAGTGTTATTAGTTCTTAGTTCACTAGTAAGGTGTGCGGTTGAATAAGTACCTTGATTAGATAAAGCATCAGGGTCAGCAAATTTAAAAGTATTTACTGGTCCGTTGAGATCAAGTAAAAAAGACTGCCAGTTTGATGCCACATCTCTACGCATGGGTGGTAAAGAAACTTCAGCAGTCCAATAAACCCCATCAAATTCTTGTGTTTTTGTTTTACCTGTAAAAGGGGATACAGTTGTTCCTACAGTTCTAACTAGTGAAAAATTACTTCTAACAAAGTTAGGAGTTGTAGGCATTGTTATTAATTTAGCCACCTTGTAACATTCTCCTATAATTTCCACCACGCATTGCAGCTTCAGCAACAGCACCTTTTGTTACATCTGCAATCTGTGGCATCATTTTCATAACTTCTGCTCTAACTGTTGGTACAACACCAGTAGCAAAATTAATTGATTGGTTTATAACAGTAGTACCACCACCGCCCAAAGCGTTTTTGCTATTCATGTTGTTCATTATGTTTCCATTACTATGTGGAACAAAAATTTCAGGACCACGTTCACCAACTAACATAGGTTCACCGCCATAAGCCGAACCACCACCAGCTGATTTTCTTAATGTAGGCAAAGCATCACTTGTACCTGTTAAACCAAATACTGAATTAAGAATTTCATTTACTACCGCCATCTGTAAAAATGTAGATATTATTTGACTAACAATATTTTTTGCAAAGTTTTTAAAACTTTCTAAAGCATTTTCACCTGCCATTAATGAATTTACAAAATCTGTTGTAAAAGCATTTGATGCATTAATTATTGTTTGCTGCATTTCATCTGAAAAAGTAATAGTTTCTTCTAATTCACCTTTAAGTTTTTCTAAGTGTGTTACAACAGCTTGTAGTTCACTTTCATCTGTTATACCCAAGAAAGCCATAATACCTTTCTTGTCTTTTGCATCAGGTGTATTTATTAAACCATTTATATAATCTATTTGGTCTTGAAGTTTTTGTTGTTCAGGTATTGTGTCTTCTAATAATTTTTTAAATGTTGATTGAAAATCTATTAATCCTTCAATGTTACCTGCTTCAAATTTTGTAGTTTTAACTGTTTTCTTTTTCGTTTCTTCAATGCTTTGTAATATTTCTAATCTTAATGTTTCTTTATTTGTTATATCTTGTTGCAACTTTAATAAGTCGCTCATATGTGATAAAGCCAATTGTTCTTTAAATGGCGGATTTGCTGCCATGAATTTTGCACGTTCTTTATCTGCATCAATTTGGGCTTTTAACAAATCAGCCTGTTTCTGTGGGTCTGTTTCCGTAATCCCAACATCTGCAACAGTAATATCACCTCTCAATCTTCTAACTGTTTTACCTATAGCGTTTGCCATATCAGTTAGTCTATCAGCCATATTTTTAAGAAAATCACCTAAACCACTTTTAAATACCTCATCTCCTAACTGTTTAAAAGCAATAACCATGTTAGATGTTTTTGTACTAAGGTTATCCATTTTAGATTCCATAGCACCACCAAACTTTTCATTCAGACCTTCTGTTAAGGCTTTTACCATTTCAGCAGCACCTTCAGCAGTTTTACCAAATTTAGCTATATCATCTTTTGTAAGGTTTAATTTATCACCAAGAATACCAAGAACATCTATACCTCTATCGGAGATCATGTTTAATTCTTCTAGACCCATGCCACCTGAAGCTGACCTTTGTACCATTCTTATAAGTGCTTCAAATGTTCCTAATTGGTCTACAGATACAGATGCAGTATCAGCAAAAGTCTGTAACATATCCATACTTGGTTCAATACCTGCTGATTTAAGTGCAATAAATGCTTTTGTTGCATCTTCTATTTGGAATGGCGTTGTTTGTGCAAAAGTAAATACTTTTTGCATAGCTGCATCACCAGCTTCCATGCTACCAAATACTTGGTCTAAAGAATCTTTTAAATCTTCAAATTGTGCTCCAACACCTGCTATAGCTTTCATTGGTAAAACTATTGCTGCAATACCTGCTGCTGCTGCTAATGCTGGTCCTTTAATTTTTGTAAGACTAGCACCCATAGTACCAAAAGCTGCACCACCTGCTGCACCAGTTACTTTGATTTTTCCTTGTATTTGTTTTAAATCTTTTTGTAACTGTTTTGTATCAGCTTTGATTTGAATTATTAAATCATCTATCTTAGCCATCAGGATATAACTCCATCATTTCTTCTAGTCTATCACTAGTCATAGGTTCTTCTTTTTCTTCACCACTTGCATGGAAAGTTTTAAAACCTGATATTGCTAAATACATCTCTCTAGGAGAAAGATTCCAAAAATCACTAGGTCGCATATTCATCATACCAATACAAATTTTTACATAATCTGCCCAGTTGATGTTTACTGGATTCATGCTACTTGTTCTTTTTTTTTATCTTCCTCGTCTGAGTCGTTATCAGTTAATGTTGCAGCTAAGAGTTTAGCTACTTCGGTTGATGCTACCACAATTCCTACACTAGATATGATCTCACCTATTTTTTTATCGTCAAAATCGTTGCCACCACCTCTAAGTGCATGACGTAATACAACGAGTAGTGTACGAATACGCACTTTAGCTTCAGCAATGGCAGTAGCTAACTCTAAAATGCCTTTATCTAATTCGTCTTCTATTCTTACTAATGCATCTATTGTTAATCTGCATTTATAAGTTTCTTTACCTAACGTAAGTGGTATTTCACCCTTCAGTGGATTCGCCATCTGACTTTTCTCCTTTTGGTTGACTTGCCTTTGCAAGTTTTACTTTTAAAATATTATCTCTTGTATCAATGACTGATGACATAACTTGCATAATTTTGCCATTAACTTTAATAGTATCTTTGATATCGCATACTGGTATGTCTAATTGTTCTCCATCAAACATACCATGAATATCTTGGTTGTTAATTCTAAGTACTACTTTTTCCCAAGCCATAAGTTACTCCTTATGCTGCTGCGAATGTTATATATCCTGCTGATTCAAAAGACATTGAATATGTTGCTTCACCATTATATTCACCAGCATACTCTAATGAAGTGATTTGAAAAGCACCAGTATAAGTACCTAAGTTTGGTATTATAAATTCAAATGATTCAAATGCTGCTGTTTGTGCTGATGAGCCATCTGAAGTATTTTGCTGTGCTGCAAAAGCAGTTCTAACTGCAACTTCTGCTGCTGAATCTGTAAATACTCCTGAACCACTAACAGATAAACTGTTTACACCTGCACCTGCTAATAAAGTTCTAGTACCAAGACTATCTTTATTAGTAATGTCTACTGATTCGTCATTAAGTGTGATTGATGTAGACCTTAAACCACCAATAGTAGTTTTAGTTCCACTGATGTCAATTTTCATTAAGACATCTAACCCTTTTTGTGCTGCCATTTTTTTCTCCTATAAAATTAGTTTGTTCCTAATATTATTGCACGAAATCGCATGACTCCATGTCTAGTGACACCATCTGGGTCTCTCATTATATCACTGTATTCAAATCTAAGATTAATTAGATTAAATCCAGTAACAGTTAAGTTTATATCATGCAATAAATCGTGTATCTTGTCCATTATTTGTTTGGTTTCTTTAGAACCTTTATATTGTGACCAAATGTGTATGTTGATTGTGTATTCCCCACCATCTAAGTCTTTTGTTCCATAATCAATAGCAGTTTCTTCTCCAAGTGTAATGAAAGGGTACGTATTACCTTCTATAACTTCGTCATATACACCACAAGATAGTGTAGATGTGATAGCACTTACATTAAGAGCAGAATACACAGCACTTTGTAATTGAAATTGTCCTATGCTCATTTCAATACACCTTTTTTAAACATACGCTCTATTTTTCTTCTATTTTTTTCTAATGCTGGTTGCATGAATGGTCTTTCAGTCATTTGTGTTGTACCAAACTCTAGTGCCTTAGAATATGGTGCTGCTGATATTATTTGCCCAATAACAGTACCATTTGCTTTTACATCTACATTCATAGTTATTTGACTTACTAAAAATCCTGTGTCACTTGCAGGTGGTTGATTAGGTGCTGATGCTCTATGACTTCTTCTTGGTTCATATTTTTGATATAACTTTCCAGTACCACCTTTCATAATGCTTTCTTTTGCAGTGTTTTGTACCATCATAGTTCCACGAGTTACATATTCTTTGACTTTGTTATCCTGCAATTTTTTATTTAATTTTTTATTAAATTCTTTTAAATTTGTTATCTTGAGATCAACACTCATATTGCCACACCTTCTTCGCATAACAATTTAAGAAATCTATCTCTTTCATCTACATTAACAATGCCTTTGATATTAAAATTACGACTGCCATAAGTTACCCTACTGTTAGTAGATATATTCTTCATATAACGAATTGTAACCTCGTGTGTGACCTTTTCTTGGACTATCCCTTGCCTGTATATACTATTGGCATTCATAGGCTTTATATTGGCGTAGATAAATGTAACTGGTGAATAGGATTGTGATAGACCACCACCAGCATCACGAGTATTAGTAGCATTTTCTACTTTAACTCTATATCGCATTTTGCCAATAGAGTTAGACATTTATCCCAGTGCCATTAAAGATGATGAACCTAATCCTCTGTGTACAACATAAGGTGCATACAAACTTCTTAACATAGGTGGATAAGGTAACTTAGCATCATACATATCTCCTCTGTGTTCATAAAGATATGCTATGTGTTGTAGTATTCCTAATCTTAGTGGTTCAGGTATGTTGTATTGTGATGTGTAACCTGCTACGTATTTAACTTCTATAGCGTTTGCTACTCTTAATGCAGTTGGAAAAGTAGCACCAGTTCTTAAAACTACTCTTGCTGGTTCTCTAGCGTTATCTACATAATAATCTGTACTAGCAAAGGTAGTTGCTGTATCTGAATCATCATAAGTCTTTATATGTGTAACAGAAGCTACTGGTGATCTCGGTAAAACTACATAATTTTTATAGTAATTTAAGTATGGACCAGTACGTACACCTTCCCATAAAGGGTCACTTATATCTTCAAATGCATCAATAAATAATGTTAGAGTTTGTGTCATTAATGCTCTACCAGTATGTTCCTCACAAAACCTTCTAGCTGTTTCTATGAAAGGTCTTATGATTCTTTCATCAGTAGAATCATCAACTCGTAAATATTCTTTGACTTCTTGTAATGTGACTGGCTCTTGGGTTGGCTCTACGCTTACTTTTAATCCTGCCATTAGACAAATGCTCCTATGACTTGTGAAGCTATGATTAAAGCATATAAACCCCAAATCTGTTGTTCTATACGAATAAATCGTTTAGAACCTGCTTCCATACGTCTTTCTATGTTTTCGTATCGTAAAGCACAAATTTGTTCGTGCAATTCCAACTTTGTGAGATCAGTTGGATTTTTTATCTCCACTTTCGGCATCTTCATTACTTGCTTCCATTTCTTCAGGCAAATTGTTTTTTAACTCTGCCATGTAATGATTTATAAGTGCATCTGCTTTTTCTATTTCAAATTGTGCGTTTGCAACTAAATCATTTTTTTGTTTTTGTATAATGGCAAGTTTGTTGTAAATTACTTTACCTTCATCGGACATATCGTCTATTAGGTATTTCTTTTCAACGTCTTTGTCATCTACCTTTTCAGTAAGTGTTAAAACCTTTGGTTCTTCGTTTACTGTGTTGTTATTAGCTTCTGCCATAATTAATTCTCCTAATTAAAAGTATTAGTCTATCATTCATTTTCTAATGTTTCTATTCTTGATTTTAAATCTTCTATAATTACTTGTTGTTCTTGTATAGCTTTTATTAAGTAGGGTGTAAGTTTTCCGTAATCAACACCAAAAGGTTCTTCGGTTACATCATCTCCACCTTCTATAACAACATTAGGAATTACATCTTTTAATTCTTGTGCAATCATACCAATATCATGTTTACTACTACTTTTCCAATCAAATTCTCTTACTTTTACATTTTTAATTACATCTAATTGAGAAGAAGCATCAACAATATTTTCTTTAAGTCTTTCATCAGAAGTTGTATTAAAAAGTACTGAACTTGCACCATTTTGTGATACTGAACCAATATTTCCACCACCATCATAAAAAGCTATAAATTTTCCTTGTGAATCAGTATCAACACTAAATGTACATCTTAATATGTGGTTACTTGTAGCAACCGAAACATCAGGGTCAATAAAATTGACTACACCACCACTTATACTATTACCTGCAACTTGTAAAAAACTGCCATAGCTACTACCATCAAAACCATTAGTCATACGCCCACTACTATCAATACGCCATCTTTCTGTTGTGCCACCAGCATAAAATCTTAAATCAGCACTATTAAATGCTTGTCCTGTTGAAGCTATACCAGCACCTTCACTAGAAGTACCAGCAGTAAAACTAATTTTTGCCCCATCATTTACTGATGTTCCTGCATGATTTAGGTTTAATGCTTTAAGAACTCCTGAACCACCACTACCTGCTCTTTTTATTGAAACTTCTCCCACACTATCAATACGCATTCTTTCTGTGCCGTTAGTATGAACCTGAAAGTCGTTTGTACCATTTCTTAATCTTGTAAGACTACTAGTATTAGCAGATTGCATCGTAATATCACAATTAGAATTACCAGTAACAAAGTTTGCTGATACAGGACTTGCTGAAGATGTGGTCTGTGTGATTGTTCCATTAGAATCAATACGCATTCTTTCTGTTACTGTTGGGTCTCCAGTTGTTGCTGCTGAATTAGAAAATATTACATTACCTTCAACAAACTGCATTGCAACACCTGCTGTAGCATTAGAGCCATCTCTAACCCTAAAATTACCTGCTGAATTGTAAAAAAGATTATCTAATAGTGCTGTTTGCCCAGTGCTTGAACCAGTATCATTAGCTAAAAGTGTTCCTCTAGCACCAATTTGTAATACATCATGCCCTGCAAATCTATTAGTTTGTGGAACTACACCTATACCAAAGGCACCTGAAGAATCAACTGTAACCCTAGATTCAGGAGTGCTACCTGTCCATATTTGAACAGAGGTGTCACCACCTAAAATTAAATTACCACCAGCAACACCTTGTCCATCAGCTCTTATGTGATATAAACCATTAGCATCCATGTAATGTTGACCATACAAAGTAGTAGAATTATATCTAAGTGCTAGTGTATTATTTGAGCCATTCCCTGTTCCAATAGTTCCATGTTGAATTTCTAATGAGTTTGCTGGATTTGTTAATCCAATTCCAACTCTATTATTTGTAGCATCAACAACTAAAGTAGAAGTATCAACAGTCAAGCCATCAGCAACAACTGTACCTGTTACACTAACCCCTGCACTGCTTGTCGCTAGTTTTACAGCATTATCGTGATAAAGAGATACTGCACCATCAGCTGTACAAACTATGCTTTCCTCGTTGAGTTTTGCTTGTATGTGTACTGAACCATTGGTATCAGCTAAATAGATATTACCTGTGGAATTGCTGATATAAGAATTAGAACCATCGTGGTAGATCTCAAGATCTCCACCAGTACCTATCTTTATCTTATCGTTGTCTCCCATAATCATATGGGTAGCTAGTGTTAGTTCACCTGTGACACCTAAAGTTCCTGAGATCGCTATATTAGTATCTAACTTAGCACTGGTTACTGCTCCGTCTACTATTAACTCTGTTGGTACTAATGTATATGCCATATTATTCCTTTAGTTCCTGTATTTCTTGCTTAAGTGTTTCAATCTGTGCTTGTTGTTCTTGTATAGCTTTTACAAGTAATGGAGTTATTCTTCCGTAGTCCATGCTTTGCATTTGTTCGCCATCTTTTTCATGACTTACAGCATCAGGAAATATTTCTTGTACTTCATGTGCAATGAAACCTTCACTAGATGTGCCATCTTCTTTCCAATCAAATTGAACAGGATTTAATTCGTTTAATCTTTGTAATCCATTTTCAAGAGGTTGTATGTTTTCTTTTAATCTGTAGTCTGAAGATGTGGCATAAGTAGTTGAAGTTGAACTTACTTGTATTTGACCTTTACTTGCATTATTTTGTCTAAAATCTATAAGATATGTAGCACCACTAGAGTTGTTGTTATTGTATGTAAAACATTCATTTGTTGATGTGAGATTAAATGCTAAACCACCTGTACCACTACCTCCAAACTCACATCCAGTATTTGTACTACCTCCTGATGTTTTTCCAATAAGCAATCCTCCTGAAGAATCAATACGCATTTTTTCTGTTGAAGAATTACCTGTAGCAAACAAAATATTATCAAAAGACCTAATTCCAAAGTCATCAACATCACCTAAACTAAAACCACCACCTGAACCAACAAAATGTTTAACACTTCCACTTGCTAAAAATCTTGCATGAGAACCATTAGCATTTCCTGAATCAATATATAAAACAGCATCAGTAGAAGCATCATAAATATGAGTTTTTACTGAAGGACTACTAGTTCCAATTCCAACGTTGCCTGAAGAATCAATACGTACCTTTTCTGAATTACCTGTATATAAAGCAAAATCTAAAGGAGATATACTTCCTACATAAGGTATTCCACTACGAATACCAGCCGCCATCTGACCATAATCATTTTGAGCAAGTATTGTTTTATTTTCACCAGTACCTGAATAATTTGCTAAAGATACATTACCAGCAACATCTAATTTTGTAGAAGGACTAGTCGTTCCAATTCCAACGTTGCCGCCATCTGTAATGACCATTTGACCACCAGCATCAGATAAACTGTTGTAATTAAATCTTAGAGTATTAGAACTTCCTGATTGATAAATGTAAAAAGGATTTGTATTACCAGCATTAATTTTTAAACCAGCATGAACATAAGCGTTAGAGTTGGTTTGAGCTATTGTTACTAAAGCATCGCCACCACCTACTGCTGGTTGGAATTTACCGCTTCCAACAACATCTAAAGGAGTAGAAGGACTGCTCGTGCCAATTCCAACGTTTCCTGAAGAATCAATGCGAAGCCTCTCACTCATAGTTCCATTGAGCCTTGTTGAGAAAGCTAAATCAGCAGTTCTATTAGCACTAACAGAAAAATCTTCTATAGCTATAGATGATATTTGCGAACCTGCAACATTATTAGCTGGTGCAAGATATAAATTAGCAGTATTGCCTGTAGTTGCATTTGTGTTAGTTATATAAACATTAGAAGTTGTTGCATTAGAACTTCTTAAAAATGCTATATCTGAAGCTGAGTCTGTTATGTCTAAACCATCACCAACAATTTCACCTGTTACGTCTATGCCTGTTGAAGTTGTTTCTAATTTTGTTGCACCATCAAAATTAATTCTTACACTATCGTTTTTTTGTGCACGAATCATTTGTTCGCCTTCATTACTTTCTAATATAACGTATGCAGCACCTTGTATTTTTAAATTTCCAGTACCAGCATCTTTTATATAACTATGACTACCATCATGGTAAATCTGTAAATCTGAGCCTGTACCAAACTTAGCTATAGCGTTATCTGGCATATTGAGATGGCTAGATATTTTTACTTCACCAACAATATCTACGGGCACGGATGGCGTTGCTGTTCCTAGACCCACTCTTGAGTTAGCGTTGTCAACTACGAAGGTTGGTGAATCAAAAGCAACATCTCCTGTTACTGTAAGATCCGCAGGCATAGTAATGTTTCCAGATAGCTTTGCACTAGTTACAGTGCCATCGCTTGGTGTTCCTATGTTGACTGGATTAATAACATAAACGGTTACACCAAAGTCTGCTGTAACTCCGTCTGTTATTGTTAGTGTTTGATTTGATATAGTGTAAGCATCTTGATCTTGAAATACACCATCAATAAAAACTAATAAGTTATCTTCTGCTGCTGGAGCATCTGATAATGTGAAATCTGTTTGTGGATTACCACCAACATCTGCTGCGGTAAAAGTATCTACGGTAAGATTAGAAGACTGTAGGTTAATTAAGTTATCAACTATAACTTCTAACGCCATGCCGTTTGGCGGGGCTGCATCAAATGTTAAGGTGCTACCACTAAAAGAGAAAGTATCATGATGTTGCATAACACCATTTAAAAAGACCATAGCGTTTGCTTCTACACTAGGGTCTATACCTATATCGTAATCTGTAGCACTTGATGCTGTGGTGGTATTATAAACTGTTTGGTTTGCAGACTTAGCTGCAATGTTTTCTTGTATGTCTGTTAGTAACCCTGCGGTTGCTCTTAACTCAGCAGAATCTCCAGAGCTAAATGCTCTTGCAGAAGTATTATCCACACCCCTAACGATGGTAAGGGTATTACCACTTCTTGCAGTAACCTTAACAATCTCATTGTTGCTTCCATCATCAAAAGTACAATAGAAATACTCACCTGCACCTAGAGTAGGAAAAACCGAACCATCAACAACTGATGCACTTGTAGCTACATTAGTTAGAGATGATGCAAGAGTTGTCTTGGCATTGTTAGTGAACTTAACAGCCATTCAGTTAACTCCTGTAGAATTAACTGACTGTTACAGTCCAAGTAATTGTCATTGAGTCAGCAGAACCCTTATTAACAACCGAGAAAACCGTTCTACAAAGTAATGTACCTGATGAAGAGGCATTTAAAATACCAGCTTCAGTAATTGCACCTGTACCAGTACCAGCACCAAAAGTTGCAACATATTCAACTTCGTTACTAGTAACAGTAGTAGATGTTAACGATACACGGCCAGCTTCAGACCCTAAAGCTGCATCAGATGCTGACGCTGCTGTTGAGTCAGTACCAATAGCCATGTGTGACATAGCAGTAGCTGTTGCATCTTTCATTCTGGAAGCAACGTATTCCTTCCCGTCTGTTACAACAACGTTTGGTATTTCTTGAACAGTATCTCCGTTAATGGCGATCTTTAACTTACCTGTAAGTTTTAATCCGTCTTTTAACATTTATAGTCTCCTAATTTAATACACTAGTGTTTAATGCCGAAGTATTTAAAACTCCTGAACCTCCAGGAATAAATGAAATACTAATCGACTCAGTTATTGTAGCACTATCTGATAAAGATTTGCTAAAACTATGCACTAATATTTCAGACAATAAAGCAGTATCTGCTTTTGTCAAGCCTGTGCTTACAAGGGGTGCGTCAGATAGTGTCGCAGTGTCTGCAACTACTGAAGAAACTAGTAAAGCAGCTGCCTCAGAAAGTGTCATACTGTCAGAAGCACCAGTAGAAAAGCTAAAACTAGAAGTTTCAGATATAGCCACAGAGTCTGTTTTACCTAAACTTGGAGATAAAACTGCTGTTTCAGACATAGTTAAAGTGTCAGAAGAAGCTTTATCTACAGTTAAACTAGAGTCTTCTCCCATAGATACAGAAGCTGTAATTGCAGGTTTATCAATAGAGAATGAAGATACCTCTGTAAGAGTTGCTACATTCTCTTTATCTAAGTTAGTATCAGTCTGTAAAACGTCTGTAACACTTGCTAAATCATCTAAAGTAAAGGCATCGGTAAAGGTACGAATAAAGGTAACTACACGACTAAAACTCTCAGATATAGCAACACTATCGGTTTTAGTTAAACTAGGTGTTAATATAGCTGATTCAGAAAGTGTCATACTTTCTGTTTTAACTAGAGCAGGACTTAAAACAGCAGCCTCTGATAGCGTCATACTGTCAGTTTTTATACTAGAAAAACTAAAACTATCGGTATCAGTAAAAGAAATACTATCTGTTTTTACTAAACTTGGTCCTAATACAGCAGTTTCAGATAATGTACTACTATCATCAAACGCTGTACTAAATGCTTTTGCAATGTCTTCTGTAATAGTAGCTGTATCAGATTTACCTAAATTTGTATCTAAACTATCTATAGCATCACTAAAGGTGTAGTTGTCACTGAAAACTCTTATAAAAAGCACACTCTTTTCTAAATCTTCAGTAAGCGTTGTGGTGTCAGAAACAGTTTTACCCAAATCTTTTACTGCAGCTTCTGTTAGGGTTGTAGTATCTGTTTTAGCTAAATCAACAGCAAACGTTGCAACTTCAGATAGCGTTACAACTTGAACCTGATCAGAATCATATTGTGAAGTAAAATAAAGATTTTTAGTATCTGCATCTAGTATTACATTTACAGCCGACAAATCTACGTAC